TTCAAAATTTATTCATATGTATTATTGGAAACAATGCTCTTTTCTTACAATCACGTACTTTGCTTAGTGTAAAACAATGTATTAAAATATTTACACCATTTATACACCATTTTCCTAAAAAATATAGTCATTTATAGATATTTATGCGAAAATTAAAAATCCTCTATGTACCGAAAACAACGCATTTTCGCCTTTTTCAACATTCCAAATTTCAAAGGCGGCGAGATGGTAAGAGTTTTTATAACCAACCATTTTTCGGTACTTTTAAGCGTTTTATTTTTTAACTTACACCAAATTTACACCAAATACACCGTTTTACATAGCAATATATTGTTCCATTTCTTTCGCAACATCATCTGGTTTCTTGTGGGTATACACATCTAATGTCGTAGAAATATCTGAATGACCCATTACTAATTGCAATGTTTTTACATTCATACCTTTTTCAACCATGCGGCTACAAAATGTATGCCTTAACACATGAGGTGTTATTTGCGGTAATTCTCCAAGACCAAGTTCAATATGCTTTTTTCGGACTTCTCTCATTGAACCCTCTAAATTTCTTCTTGTTTTTGGAAAACCCAAGTGGTTTATGAAAACAAATCCAGTATATCCGTCAATCGCATATTCGACTTTAGGTCTAACTTCTGTCCTTTTGTGCATAAATGCTTTTCTTGTTGCGTCATTCATGGCAAGTATACGGTTACCTGCTTTTGATTTTGGTGGAAGAACAACGTATTTGCCACAAATTCTGTGCAATTGCTTATTTACATTTATTCTTCTGTTTTTGAGGTCTACATCCTTAAATGTAAGTCCATATAATTCACTTACCCTCATTCCAGTATTCAAAAGAATAACCACATCATCATAGATATGTCGAAACCATCCATGATTGGAAATAAATTCAATATAATGGTTTTCCTCTTCTTCACTCATCGAAAATCTTTGCTTTGAATCGTTTTCGATTATGTTCGATAAAGTGAATAAAAATGGATTTTTGACTATATAATCATCCTCAACTGCCATTTGAAAAGCCGGTTTCAAAAGTGTTTTTGCATTTTGAACCGTTCCATACGAATACCCTATATTGCTTAAGGTAATCATATATCGCTTTGCCAACGATGTTTTTATGTCTTTGATTGGAATATCCAATATCTGTATCTTGTCAAGCATATTTATTAGGTATCTATACTTCTGTTCTGTTGTTATGCGGACTTTTTTTAACGATAAATACCTATCTATCAGTTCCCGGACTGTTATTTTATTACTTTCCCAAGAAACACCAGATATTATTTCAGTTTTTGTTACTTGTAACTCTTTTTGTCGTAGTTCATTTAATGTTCTGGCATATATTGTTTGACGTTTCTTTGATAAATCAGTCCATCGGTACATATAAGTACCGTCATTTCTTTGGCTTTCTCCTTTCTCTAATACTCTTCCTTTATTATCTTTTCTGCTTGGCATACACATTCTCCTTTCTTAAAGAAAAGAGCATTGTTAAAGGATAATTATATCACTAACAACGCTCTATAGCAAATAATAGGTACTTATAGGAAGTTACAAAACCATTGTCCTGTCAAGATACTCTTCCATCTTTTTCCTTTTTATAAGGTTTTTTCTTCCTATAACAAGAACAAGTTCATTTCTGTTTTCGTTCACAATTTCCCTCATTCTATCCTTTCCAATATTAAAATAAGCCGATGCTTCTTCAATAGTAAGGTTATACTTTTCACATACTGGAATTTCTTTTTTCACTTCTATCATCTCCTTTGACTTATTTATTTTCCAATCAATCCTTGATACTCTTCTTATGACGGTTGATTCCGACATATTGCATTTCATCTCTATTTGTCTTAATGTATAGCCTTTTGATATGCATTTGAATATTTGTTCTTCATCTTCGGTAAAATTGCAAATTTTTTCAATTTCATCAAGTTCCGGCTTAGTCAATGAGGATAAATACTTTCCTAATCTCATAAGCCTTTTCCTTTCCTATAATTTTTTGTTTGGTTTATTGGCTTCATCAACCAACGCAATTAAAAACTCCTGCGTTTTTTTCGGAAGTTCACTATGTTTGATTTCCGCAATTACTTCTCTATACTGTTCTTCTGATAATCTTTCCATGGTCTATTGCTCCTTTTTAATATAATATTCCGCTCTCTTGTAATTCTTTCCTTGCTTCATTCGCTTTCTGCGAGCGTGCTTTTTCAACATTCATCTGATAGTGCTTTTCGCATACCTTGTATCCATCTTTTACTTTTCCACCGCAAAAGCAACACAAGCCGTTTTCAATCCACGTTTTCTTTTTGGTGCCAGCCTTTGCTCTCTGACTATTTCTGCTTTTCTCCCTGCATATTCCACAAGTCAAGTACCCGTAATCGGCTTTTCGCTTACGGCACCGTGGACAAATACCTTTTTCTACGTCCTGCTTATATGTAAGTTTCGCCCATTCCTTGTGTTCTTGGTTATATCTCTTTCGTGCTTCTTCACTTTTGTTTCTTCGATTATTGCATTGTATTGATTCATTTGCACGGCATTCCGGGCATGATGATTCACTACTGCCGATTGGAACCTTTCTACAAATTGGGCATATGCCAACTTCTTTATAGCATTGTTTACTTCTTCTTTCGTTCTCCGACTTTTTACTGCGACAATTTATACATCGTACACCGTCTCTGTCTAATGGCTTTCCACAATCAATGCAAAGTCCGTTCTGCTTTCTTCTATCGTACAATCGTTTTTGATAGATATTTCTCAAACAAACACCTCACTCATCCTCATCTGATTTAAGGATTCGGACACCGCATTTCTCTCTGACTTTATCTATATACCAATCAACATTAAACTTTGTTGGGTCTTCATCCATCTTTACTGATTCATCGGATATACGTTCAATAAGCCGATTGATTCGTTTGTTTCCAAATCCAAATTCTTCGCAAAGTGCAAGAAACATAATTCCGGTAGCAAGTTCAAATCCCTCATTCTTACCAGTTATATATGCCCTTGCCATAAGTTTTGTTTGTGTTGGCTTACCGCCGGTCAATTTCTCCTGCACACGTTTTTCTCTCCGCATTGCTGCTCTTTTGTTTACTGCCATGATTATTCACCTCGTTTTGATTTTATTTTTTATTTATTGGTTTATTTATCCACATAACCCTCCTTTACTTTCTCGATTGCCTTTTCTATGATTCCACGAATTGCAAAATCTTTTTTATTGAATCTATCTCTCAATTGTTCAAGATATTCTACAACCTTATCTACATCATAGGCAGTCGGCTGTTTATCAATCAATTCACACATCTTATTGGCTTTTTGAGCTGAATAACCATTCACAATAGCCATTCCCGCAATTTGTCGTTTGAACTCATCTGCTTCAATCAGTCTCATTCTTTTCACTCTCCTTATATGGTTTAGGAAGAGGTTTCCAAGCAAGAACAGTACCAAGACCTATACCTTTTCCACGTCACTTTCCGTCATTTCCAATATAACCCTTTCTCTCATATGTACCATACATTCCTAAGACACCATTATATTCAACCATTATCAAACACTTTTTTCCTTTTTCTGGCAATCTAAATTCGCAGTTAATCCAACCGTTATTTTTATTCATATCTTCAAACAAGTCTTTCATGTTTTCACCGTCCTTTCCAAATCTTTGGTGTTCCATCGGAATTTACAAGCAGTGTTACATCTCCATAATTGTAAGAAGATGAGCTTACGGTATACATGACTTTTGTATCTTTGTCGTATACAACGTCAAAAAAACCGCAATTTTCTACTCTTACAAACATTTTTGATGTATCTGCACGTGGTTCTTCGTCCATCCAATCAGAACAACCGCTTGTTGTTAAAACTGCTACTGCTAATAAAAATGCTAAAACTAATCGTTTCATAATCATTCCTCGCTTTCTGTCTCCTTGAACATACCAGATGCAAAATCACATTTGATAGGCTTATCTGCCGTTACTTTTACACCTAATTCGCCGTCTTCAAAAGATAATACTACAGTACAATCCTGCAACAAAAATACCTGCATTTCTCCATCTTGCAATTTCTCGCCTTTCCCATATTCATTTTCATACGCTTCAAAAATTTTTTTCATGAAATCATTCATTCTTCCTCACTCTCCTTGTAAGGCTTTGGCAATGGCATCCAATAATTAACCTTACAATCATACAAATTTGTATGATTATGCCATCGATTATAGCCATAATATCCAACACAAATATCATCACGATATTCTCCGTCATGCGTTCCACCTCTAATTTTGCCAGATAAAGCAACAAGTACATCTTCTAGTTCTTCTGGTAGCCTTTCTTTACAAGAAATCCATTCATAATTATTTGTTTCCAATCCTACAATTTTCACCTTGCATCCGTATTTTTCTTCGATTTCCTGTATGGTTACTTCTTTGTATTCTTCACGTTGCCAAAGAAGTTTTCCTTTGCTAAATGGAATACTATCTCTTGATTCTTCATATATTCTCATTATGTCAAAGAGTTCCATATTCTTGCCTTTGAATGTCATATCTTCGTTATAACGGTTAAAATCTATTTGCGTATTCCATAGTTCCCAAAAATTTTTGTACCCTGCCAGTACATCACTATGAAAAGCACAATTTCTTGAAACGAGGTATGGTTCTTCATTTCTCAAAACAACAACCATTCCGTCTTTCAAATCATCTAATTTCATAACTTTGTTTCCTCACTTTCTTTATCACTCCAATCTAATTTACAACCGCACTTGCTACAGTAGTTTGGTGCATCATTATTATCCATCACTCCTATATCATGCTTTACTTTTATATTATTACCGCAATCACAATGAAATTCTGATAAAGTGTCGCTAAGGTTGTAATCAAATATAGGTTTCTTTGGTATATGCTTTTCAAGTGATTGTATTGCCATTTCATATGCTTCGCACTTCTCTCCTTCTGCAAATATTATTTTTTCTCCACAACCAGGCATTTCGTTTTTAAGTATCATAGTTGCTTCACTCTCTGTCATATTGTTCCTCGCTTTCTAACAATTCAGGATTGTCAAAAATGTTGCCAATAACTTCCCATTTACTGGAATCGAAATCTTCAATTAAATCAACATCTCCATCTGCCGAACCACGAACATCCGAATTTTTGTATTTGTGTGTACATATTCCAAATCCTGTAATATCATCACACCAACAAACCTCTGCAAAGTAATCATGTTCTGAATCCAAACCAGAAATGTACGGATAAATAAAACCATCCATAAGGTCATTTTCAAAAATAAGGTGATTGTATCTATCCCTTTTCCCTATACATTGGCAAATGGTGGATGGGTCTACTTCAATCATATCGGGAACATCATTTGTCATTCCCCATAGAATGTATCTTTTCTCCCAAATACCGTATAAATAGCCTTGCACCCACTCACCATTATCAATCATCTTTGCCTTAAATAAATATCTACCGTCCATTTTCATCCTCCAATCTCATACCACAATAAGGACAATATTTTATACCATGAAGCACATTTCCAAATTGTATATACCATCCTTTTTTATCATCCGAATACTGATATTTCACAACACTAGCAAACTTACAGTTTTTTAGATGTTTACAATTATGCTCTTTCATAAATTCTAAATTGTTGCTCATACTTCCTCCTATTCTGCTTTTGCTTGAAGCCATTCTTTCCAACATTCATCACATGCTGTTTTTTCACAACAACAATCGCACGGAACATCAATATACTGCGATGAAATACCGTATTCCTCGACACCATTTAAAAACTTCGCCAACTCTTCATCCGACATTGCCCTAATTCTGTCTGCGTTAGTCATTGTTATCACCTCTCATTTTTTCAAAATAAAATTTAATCGGTTTCATTTTTTCTTCCAATAACCCATACTTCAAAGCCAGCTTATAGCCAAAGTTCTTTCTAATGTTATTCATCATGGACACCTGCAACCGTTGTCTGAAATCTTCCAGACTAAACGTTGACTTATAAAAGTTACATTGCCTGCAAGACGGCATAAGGTTTTCGATTTCATCAAGGAAGTCCGCTTCCCCAATTGCGTACGCTGTCTCATATCTATGTAGTGGTTCTACATGGTCTACTTGCATATCCTTATAATCCAACTCACAACCGCAATAAGCGCATCTATGGTTACACTTTTCATACACTGCAAGTCTTTGTTTTTTGGGTATTGTCTTATGCTTACTCATAATTGCTCCTTTCTCCGTCAACCCTTTTAAACTGTTCAAAAGAAACATTTAATAAACAACCGCATTTTTCAACTTCCATTCCTCCCCAATATGTTTTGTACCTGTAGGAATTTTTACACTTGAAACAAAACTCTTTACCGCTGTTTACCTTATAACTCGTTTTCTTGTCTCCTAATTTCTCTTCCAAATTTCTGTTTACTCTTTCTAGGTCTTTGCACTTATCCTTTAATTCTTTAAAATCGTCAAGTAACTTGCTATACTTCTTCTTGCTTAAAATCTTCATCCAATCACTTCCTTTCTCCGCACCAGTTTCCCAGCGCGGAAGTTGTTAATATTTAATATCAAATCCACCATGTTCATTTACCCAGTCGATAGCTTCGGCATAGGTCACGCCATTGTTTTTCAAGATGTAAAGCAGATTATGGAATTTGGGGTGTGTTTCTTTCAGTCTTAAAAATCTGCTTTCTTTCTCTAAGTGGCAACCGAATCCGCATAGTACACAGCCTGTTCTTTGACAGCCTGTAGTTTTCAGCAATGGTCTTTCCTTATCAAAAATCCCAAAATCAGCAAATGACATCTGATTTTCACATTGTCCCATAGATTCGTAATCTGTAACTACTTCGCCATAAACTGAACATATTGGCAGATTATTTTCTTTAATGTAAAGCAACACATCCTGTTCTGTCCAAAATGACATCGGATTGCTATGCGGTCTTGTGACATTAAAAGCATTACAACCATCCTTCAACCATTTCTGCGTACGCATAGTGCTTTCGCTTGCCATAGTTGCCATGATAGGCCTTCTTCCGGTTTTCTTTTCGTAATCATGTGCTGGTTTTTTCTTCATAACATCACAACACATATCACTTATCTCAAATGGTGCATCAAGAAAGAATTTATATTTTTCTTGATTAAACTGACTATAATTGCCTTTACTATCTGTCAGTTCCCCATTCAGTCTGCGTAACCTGTATTCTGAACCGCTAGGGATAACTCCCATCTGCAAACTCTTGTACTTTTCGTTCTGCTTGTTTATTCTCCTGTCTATTCCTAACAGGTCTGCCATGTAGCAAGCATACGGAATTGTCTGTCTGTCTGTTAAGATTGTGTTGTTAGATTTTTGGCTGTCAAGGTATTTAACATATTTTCTCGCACCACTTACACAATTTGACACTTCCTTGCTAATCATCGGAAATCCATACTGTTCACAAACTTCTGCAAATGAAATCTTAGGTTTTAAAACCACAAGGTTATCAAATGTCATGGCAAATTGTTTTAATTCTGGATATTGTGTTGGAACATCCACAAATACAAGTGAGATATTCCTATATCCACAGACATTTCGGACAATATCTACCAACACTGTACTGTCCTTGCCACCGCTAAACGAAAGATAAACACCATCTTCTCCAAACTCGCTTACCCAATCATCAATTCGCCTTGCCGTCATTCTTACTTTTACAGATAATGGAAGTGATTGCATCTGATAAAGGTCTGTAATTGTATGCCTATTTGCCATGTAGTATCGCTTCCTTTCCTAACTAATTTCCTTATATAAATCTTCTTTTCCTTGTAATAACTGCCCTAAAATTGCGACAAGGACATTTACAACAATGGAATTTCCGGCTTGTTTGTATAACTGCGTATTTGAATTAACTTTTTCTGCCTTTTCAAAATCTTCATCCGAAAAGTCCATCAATCTCCAACATTCTTTTGGTGTCAGTTTCCTGATTCGGTATTGGTTATGCAAAAAGTTGTTTTCTTGCCATCCACTTGATGTAATTGGCGTACATATTTCATGGACACCACCATTATTAAAACCTCTTGGTTTCTGAATTATATTTTCGAGTAACAAATTGTCTTTCTGCACACTCGTCAAACAATTGCTTGTGCCATTTGTATTTGCTTCAAGTGTCTGTTCCAACTCAATTCCCGGTGTGCGGTCTGATTGATTTGTTGGATTTCTTCCACGCATTGCAACACAAACTTTTTCATCAGTAATATAGTTATAACTGCCACCGGGTAAGTTCGCCGGTAAACATAAGGAATATTCTCCCATCTGATAAACTCTTTCCTGCTGATAATATTGTGTTCCATTGTTTGACTTTTTTTCACCTAATCCACCGACACATTTTGTTTCTATAATTTTAGGTTGCAATCCACCGACTCCACAAGTATTCATTGTTGGTGCCACACCTCCTATATCATAAACACGATTGGCACTTTCAAATGTATGGTCTATCGTGTTATCCATTTGACCTATTATTTTTACGTCTGTCATTTTCTCCATCACCTCAATAACTCCACAGCACATTTTATTTGCTCTTTCAGTAGGACATATCGCACCATCACAAATCTTTGGACCGCCAAACTTTTTACTTTCAAAAAGTGTTATACCTATTGCATATTTAACTTTTGACATTCAATCACTCCATTGGTTCCATAGTTATTTAACCCTTTATAATCTCTTGACATAAGCGTTGATGATACGTCAATTTTTTGTGCTTGTGGTTCTAATTGTTTATCAACCATTCCTTTCAACAATACAGTTTCCGTCTGACCGCAAGTTTGAGATTCCTGCGTCATATCTTGCCTTAATGCAGTTTCCGACTTGCTTTTCTCTTGGCTCGTTAATTGTTCCGTCAACGCAAGTCTGCTCTGCTCTGCTCTACTCTGCTCTGCTCTGCTCTGCTCTGCTCTGCTCTAGTGATTGTATTTTGAAGTGTTCCGTTGTCAATTAGTTTCTGTATCAATTTCTGTGCTTTTTCGTTATTGATGTAATACTTCTCGTCAACTTCATCTTCCAGATAATCTTTCATCACTTTTTGCAGTTCAATAGGATTTGGAAATGTAAAGTTATAACTTCCTAAAATACTAACCATAAAGCAACGATTTCTATTTTGAGCAACACCATAGTTCTTTGCGTTTAGGTCTTGCCAATAATTTGAATAACCTTTGTTTTCAAGAAATGCTATCCATTTTTGAAAATCGTCCATATTCTTTTTACTATGTACTTGCGGTACATTCTCCATGAGAAGAACTTGTGGTAAATTATCAACCTCATTCAGCAACCGTTCTACTTCCCACAATAGTCCGGACCTTGTGCCACTACCTTTAACCATTCCCTTTTGCTTACCGGCAACCGATAAATCTTGACAAGGAAACGAGTAAGTAAGTAAGTAAGTAAAGATTTCAGTGTCAACTATTTCCAAATCAGAACCGCTTATTTGAGTTATGTCTGTAGGCTCAAAATCTGTTCCGTGAATTGCATTGTAACTTTTGATTGCATACTTATCAAATTCAACAACTTTGTAATGTTCAAAGTCTGCTGCTAATCTTTTAAGCGCCATAGCTTGCGAACCTACTCCGGCAAATAATTCAATTAAACGAATTTTGTTATTTATTCTAAAATCTCTTCTAAATACAGAAAAAATATTTAATTGTTCATTCATATCATTACTCCGTTTGTTCTAATTTTTTACTGCGACTTTGCACATCATTAAAAATTGCAAAAATAATCTCATGCGATAATTTAGTTGCGTATTTTTCTCCGATTGCAATGCCAGTTTCTACAAACTCTTTCCACCAAGAATCATCATCTTCCTGGTAGTAATATTTCTTACGCCAATTCCAAATATCAGTCCACATATGCTGTTCTTCTGGAATCTGCGATGCATTTACGCTTCCCATGCAAACACCACCTAACTAAATATTGAATTATCGTAGTCCTCAACAAATCCACCGCTTTCATTATCCCAACCAAGACAAATATTCAAATCATCGTGGTCTCCGTAGATTCGTTTGGACTTTTCATCGTAGTGTACTTTCCAACCTCTGTATGAAGTTCTTCCAAATACACGATTTTTAGTAACCGAAATTATTCTCGGATAATTTTCCATCGTATTCTCATCTTTATTTACGTTGTAGTGAATAATCACTCCTGCTGAATTGACAATATCGGAATCGCCACGAATCGAATCGTCCATATCTTCATCATCAATTCCGCTATCTTTTCTCTTGTGTGCCACTAAGATAATACAAACATTGTAAAATCTAGCCATATCCTCTAGTGCGTTTGAAACTTCACTCTGTGCTTCCAACTTACTTCCCTTAACTCTCGTTTTGTTTATCATTGTCATTAAATTATCAATCACAATAACCCTTGCATTTTGGCTTACTATCATACGTTCAATCGTATTCAGCAAGTCAGTATCTTCATCTTTAACCATAGTGCGGTCGTAAAGCATACATTTCCCACGATACCACTCTACAATCTTATCTTTCGCAGATTTGCGAACGTAACGCTTTACATAATCTCTCCTATCTTCTTCCACTACGTTTGCCGGTCCAGCAATTTGAAAATCAATCGCATTCTTAAAAAGATAATTTGGCATTTCCCCGGAATATACAAAAACATTGTCACCTTTGTTTAATGCTCTTGTTATAATCTGCCCTACAAAAGTTGATTTCCCTTTTCCTGATTTTCCAGTAACGATGGTAACAACACCGAATGGGATTCCTCCGCAAAGCAAGTTGTCTACATCCGCAATACCGGTCGGTATCTTTTCAATGCTGTATGGGTCAAGTTCTTTTACATCTGCCAAATCAATCACGTTGTCGATTGGCAACTTAACCGATTCTTCAACGCATTTTCTAACCTGCTCTGCTCCGTATTTGAGAAGTATCTCGTTTGCGTCCTTGCAGTCTTTGTAATTGTCCTCTCTGACGTGTTCTACACGGTCTTTTAGACGTTTTGCAAGTTCATCCAACAAAGATATTGAGCCTTTCTCAAAATCTCCAAAAACGATTATTTTCTTCCATTTGCAAAGCCAATCCCAACAATAGGGAATCCATGTAAATCCTTTGGCACCGGTTGGAACGGACACTGCGTTTGGTATTCCTGCCGTAGCAACTGCTAATGAATCGCAATTACCGCTTACGCTTATCCTGCCGTTTTGTCTAACAAGTATCATGCCTGTATCAACCGAAACACAATAAACTCTTTGGTCTACTTCCTCAAACCTTTTATGAGTTTCAAAGCTCTGTGTACTCACATAACTTTTTCCCAAAAGAACCGATACTTTGTAGCAATAGCTTTTTATAAAATTACCGTTTCCGCCATTTTTCTTCGTCATTATCGTTGACATATAGCCACAAGACGATGCTATAAGTTGCATTACGTCAGCATTGTGTTTTAATATCGTTGAATACTCGTATTGATTTCTTCCTTTTACCTTATTTCCATCCCACTTTACCATTTCCTCAATTATGAATTTCTTCTGTTTAACGCTTGTTCCAGTAGCAAATCCATACGGTAAGTATTTGGATGTAAGCCAATCCGGACAATGAAAGCATATCGAATCATAGTTACGTGAATCCTTGCTGCACGAGTATGTAATATTTAATCTCTCCAAGATTTCTTTTAATCTCTTTGATTTTCGCTCTAATGCTATTGAGATTCTTACATACCTATCTGTTTTTGCTTTTATCTTTCCAGTGTTTTTTCTGTAGTCGATTGTTCCATCGGCACTTATGGCTATATACAAGGCAAACATTTCATCTGTCCAATCCTTGTATTCTTCCAAATCAATACTTACAGTAGTTGGAATCTTATATCCTGCACTTATCTTTTCTCCTGCTTTTTTCTTTACTACTTTCCCTTTTTGGTTCAGAAGTACAAGGTTATGGTCGTCCGTGGTGTACGTTTCATAATTTCCACCAATTTCACACCTAACCATCTTTCCGATGTGTCTCTTGATTATTAGTCTTTTTGGTCTTATAAACGTACCATTCATTTTCTCATCTACTTGCAATACGTTTTGACCGGAATAATTTTCAAAAGAAACCCATCCATCCGGAGTTAATATTTCAGCTTTTCCATCAAAGCACTGCCCCTCTGTGACTACAAGCGTATCAAAACTATCATCGCATTGTTTCATTCCAAACAATATCGGTTTTGTGCTTGCTTCGCACCACTCCTTGTTGGCGTCCTTTGCCTTGTCAAAATCCGTTTTTCTGTACTTGACAAATTGCAGTACACCTTTTTCGTCATAGAACGGAAATACAAGAATGTTTGGATGGCTAGTCTGTACGGTAATTTCGTACTTTTTGGCAACTTCTTCGGATATACCACGGATTTCCAAATACTGAATCGCTTCCGTCTTTGGTTTAATTGCTTCTTTTGGTTGCTTCAACCGCTTGTATCTTTTCTTTGGACGGTAATACTCGTCAACCTCGTTGCCAAGAGAAAAATCAAAATCCTTTGAAAGCGTTACCATGTTGCCGGAGATTCCACAACTTGCTCTTAAACACTTAAACTGTCCAGTTTTAAGGTTTATCGAAAAAGTGCGAACATTTCCCCTTGTTGCTCTTGGCTTGCAATAAGGGCAAGTCTTAAAAAACAGTTCGCCACCGTGTTCCTTAACCTCAACTCCAACATGACGAGCAAAGTTGTAAGCATCATCCGGGTTAAACTCGTAAACTTTATATCGCATTACCAGTCAGCACCTACTTCCTCTTCCTCAACTTCCGGAACAACTTCTTCCGGCTCTGCTCTAGGTTTCAAAATCTTTGGAGCATTTTGAAGATAACTTTCAAACTTCGTTCCAAACAAAGTTTCGGGCCGCAAATACTCTTTCATCTTCTCGTCTGATTTCCAATCGTTACATTTACTGTCTATTACGCGTTTGAAATCTTCCAAAGTGAATTTTTCTTTAAGCCTTGCATTGATAAGGTTTTGTGTCTTTTTGGTACTGTATCTGTAACTTGCACCAGTTTTTTCGTTCAAGTAATCAATAATTTCTTTCACCAAAGAAGTGTCCGTCGTGCTCTGCTCGACAATATCACTTTTCTTTTCTTCTCTTACCTTATCTTCTCTATGCTCCACTTTGTTATCAGTTTGGTTACAATTCGTTTCCAAGTCGTTATCTGTACGTTTTACTTCCGTATAGTTCTTGTTGTCACTCTTGCTACAATTCGGGTACATCTTGCCACATTTTAAGGTGACTCTCGACCTTTCATCTGTATACAGTGTTGGCGTGTACCGGTCCTTTGCAATTGAGTTGTGCAGAAACCAATGTTTGATAAGTACCACGTTAGAGTTTTCAAACGTGAGTATGTATCTCTTCCTTTCAAGGATTTCAAGGTCTTTTGGAGTTGCCTGGCATTCTCTTACAATTCGGTTTGGAGCATCTACAAATCCATCATCATCGGCTCTCATGCACAGATGAAAAAACAATCCTTGTGCAGTTAATGGCATGTCCAAAAACACATCCGAACTAATCAATTTTCGTGAAAACATCCGCTTGTCAGCCATTCGTTTCAACTCCTTTGCTTAATAATTCAACAACTTTTTCTCCTGCATTTCTTGGCGAACAAAAAACAAACTTAACGCCGTATTTCTTCTCCATAGTAATCATTGCCTTTGCCAACGTGGAACCGGCTGTAGGTCTTGCTTTTGGCAATTTTGTTGTTTCCCATTTACCAATCCGGTGCATATAAGTAATTTTGTTATATCGGTGAAGTCGTGGATTGTTCCACTTAAAAACATCTTCAATGGATTTGATTCCATCTTCGTTTTCTACCAATACATAAAGTTTGATTCCGTTGTTTTGAGCAAGAATACACTCATCACGAAATCTTCCATGCTGACGTCCGCAGATGTTTCCTACAATCTCCTGCATATCTTTCTTAGTATCTACAGATACATCATAAGTTCCAAGGAAATCCATCTTTTTAACTTTCATTCCTCTATCTTCCTTACGTGAAATAACATCAATAGATTTCTCGTTAGCAATTATGTAATCACCAACCGGAAGCGGCACTCTTTTAACCTCAATGTTGGAATTGCTCCAGTAATGATGTTTTTTCAAATGCTTTCCGCTCTGCTGCCCCTCATCTTCAAAAATAACCATCTAAATCACTTCCTTTCTGCTTATTATTTGGCGGTCACGCTTGGCAACCGCCATAGGCTCTAGTTAAAAGGTAATCCATCCTCAATACCATCCGGAATGTTCATAAAATCATCATTTCCAGTGTTATCATCCTTTTTTTGATTCTGTTCTGCCGTTGCCTTGCTTTCAGCAAATTCGCAATTATCAACAAGGCAATCGTTTGTATATACCTTGTTTCCGTCTTTGTTGGTGTAACTTCCAGTCTGCCAACTGCCATCAACCGCCAACTTTGTTCCTTTTTTACAATATTTTTCAACAAATTCAGCCGTTTTTCTAAAGCAAATACAACTTATAAAATCAGCCGTAGGTTGATTGTCTCTTTTAAATCTGCGGTCTACGGCAAGAGTAAATCTTGCTACTGCCATTGAATTTTCTCCCTGCGTGTATCTGATTTCCGGGTCACGAACCAATCTACCCATAAGAATTACTTTATTCATTGATTTCTCTGCTCCTCCTTAATATTCAAGATTGATAGTGACATTCGGGTGATATATGCTGTTCTCGTTATCCTTAATTTCTTCCAAAACGACATCATCATCAAATTCTGCGGTTACAGTTACTTCCTGCGTGTCATCCTCATTGTCTCGGTCAAATTCCGCTTCAACATCGGTATCGAATGTCGCTTTTACATGGAACTCCACTTCTGTATCAGCCTTAAACTGTGACAATTCCTGAATCAACTCATATACTTTCATATTTTCTCCTTTCAAAAAGGATAAAGGTTAAAATCAACCTCTAAACCTTTCTCTGCAATATAAACTTCTGTGTCGTATTTAAGCGTTTCTACCACCTTTTGTTTGAAAAGTGTTGGATTTCCGCTTTTATCTGATAAGTGTATTAGCACGACATTTCGCAATGCCGGATTATCGTTAATAGATATGAATTTAAGTGCCGTATCAAGGCTCATATGCCCTCGTAGACGGTGTTCATAGTTCGGTTCGTTACGGTCAACAAATTCCATCGAGTAGTTACATTCACACATGACGTGTTCTACCTGCAATCCAGAGAAGTTATACTTGCAATATTCCAAGTCTGTTAAAAACAGTAACTTCCCCATTTCCTCATGTTTGATTAAATAGCCGTAACACTCGATTTCCGATTCATGCGGTACATTAAACGGTGTAACTGTAAAACTGCCAATTTGGTACTCTCTAAGCGGTTGTATGGCTACCGTACGTTCTCCAGTAGAATCTTCAATTGCCTTTTGAGTTTCGATTGCCGTGTAAACAGTGATTCCAGATTGCATAAAGTCTTTTATATAACGTGCATGGTCTCCATGCTCGTGGCTTACAATGCATCCGGAAACATTTGCTATTTTCCAATCAATCATTTTCTTAAAATCAAGAAATTTGCATCCGGCTTCAATGGCAAGAATATCACCATTGTTGCTGATTAAAGCGTAACTGTTTCCTGCCGATGACGAACCGCAACATCGCATAAGCATTTAAACCACCTCGATTTCATCATCCTGCGGAAACTGATAATAAAAATTTTCAGCATCTTGAAATTCTAAAAAACGCACAGTATTTCGCCTAAGTAGTTTTTCTACCGTTTCAGCTTTTTCGCTAGAAGAATAAGTAGCCATCATGACATTATCATCACTTCCAATAGCACGGCAGTAAATAACCTCTTCCTGTCTCCAAACACAACACATATCGTATGGCATATCAATTGTTCCGTTTTGGCTTATAATTCTCATGATTTTTCCTCCCTCTTAGCGCAATCCGATGCGGCAATCGCTCCAGCAAAAAAATTCATAAGGTCTTCTCTTCCAAAGATTTTTTGAAGTTCAAATACGATTAAAGCAAAATCCTCTATCACTTCCATTGAGTATCCTTTGATTTTCACATTTTTATGGTTACTACTAATCATAATTATTCCTCGCTTTCTTTTAATTCAAAAAGTCAATTTCGTTGCTATCATCTTTGGAATCTTCCTCATCAACTACTTCTTTATCCTGTTCTGTTGCCGCACAATCTTCAATGACTGTTGTTGCGTCAACATCGACAATAAATGGCTTTGAGTTGGCATTTTCCTCAATATCATTTTCAACATCAATAGCGGTTCTATCGTCTGTTTCTGTTGATTCTGCGTTGTCATATGCATCGTTTACGGATTGTGTACCGTATGTACGAATGATGTACTTTAAGGCACGGTTTTTGACCGTTTTCATAGCCATCTGGTCTGTAAACTTCTGATGGGTTCCGGAACCAGTCTCTTTATAACCAAATCCCTGTTTCCAAGATTGCTTAATCATTGCCATACTCATAAGTTCTACATACTGGCTACCATCATCCATAGTAACAATTGCATAAGCACCAACAATCTTATCTTTGTCGATGTTAAGAAAATCCTGCGAATGTGAATCAATTACGATTCTTGCATTTTCAATATGGTACTTAAATTCGTCACCATCATAGATGCACATGGCGTCAATACTTTTTAATCCGTATCTACGTGCGATGCAAGTATTTCCGTACACCGAAATCTGACACTGCAATTTACCGCCGTATGCTACCGGATAGCACTGTTTTTTCTGCATGGACACTCCAAGGGTAACCATATCCATCAAAGTATTTGCAATAGATGTCTGTGAGCAAGATTGCAATACTGGATTCTTTGAATTGTCTTTTGTTTCTTTCAAAATGAGATATGCTCCCATAAGTTCATTCTGATAGTTATAATCAGGTGGGAAAGTAAGGCCATACTCTTCTTTCTGCTTTAACTGCAATACCAATCCATCGACAAATGCATTGTTCACAACAAGTCCTGCCTGTTCTTTTTCTTTAGTATTTGCTACTTCTGTTTTTTTCTCTGCCATAATTATTTTTCCTCGCTTTCTGCCGTTTCCGGCTCTTCATACTTCTTTACAACTGCTACTTTTTCAGCACCATATGATTCAACCCACTTCATATCAACTGATTCATCAGTGACCGTCAATTTCGTTCCTTTTGCATTTACAACCGTGTCATCGGCTTTTACAGAATCCTCGGTGCGGTATGCATAGCTTCTGGTACTGTTAGGAAATTTTGCTTTGATATAATGCATCATTAACCCTCCTTTTTCACATATCCATTTGACAAATTTTCAAGAATACGCAAAAGTCTTTCGATGGTTTCTGTGGCTTTTCTAAGTTTTTCTTCAAGGTAATATTTATTACCACAAAGTTCATCTACCTTTGTTCGCAAATCCGAGTTTTCAGCCTTCAATTTTTCAATATCATCCATGTACACGACCTCTCTTTCCTTTATTTCTCGCATCTTTCTCGCAATATGGAAGAGAACAGTGTCCAGCTTCCGCAAAACCAAAGAATCCTCTCTTACTTGCACTCTTCCAACGCTTGCATGACATACACCGTGCATCCGGCTGTGTGATGTTGTTTCCAATTCCTACTCTCGACATTCTGATACCTCACTTTTTAAAATAATTTATTTATCAATTCCATTGCATACATTGTGTCAACCTTGGAATCGCCAGTCTCTTCCATATGCTTTTGCAATGCTTCGACCATCATCTGAAAGTAAGTTGTATCTACACCAGTCAACTGTTCTTCCAAGACTTTTACATCTTTCAAATCCAGTTCATTCAACTGCATACACATTTTTACATACTGGCCAGCGTTGATATGATAGCCGCGCTCAATGTACTTCCTTGTGCGAATAATAGAGCAAAGCGGATATTTAGAGCCTACATAATACAATTCCTTGTTAATGATGCACTCCAACGCCTTAGGTGGAAGAAATACCTCGTTATCCCACGAACTCCATGCACAGGTGCAATGAACGAAATCATAATTCTTATGAATTTCCTCTACTTCTCCATAGAACCTTGTAACAATCTGAATCTTGTTTGAAAGGCTTATTGCGTTGCTCGTAATAAAGCGCGGTCTGTATTTTTCTTTGAAATCTGAATCCGTCTCTTCCTGTTCGTGTTCCATTCCAACTGCTTCATCTTCCTCGGCTGTAGAATCCAAATCGTAAGCAATAGAATTCCCGCCCACTTCATCCTCATCTGCAATTCCTTTGGAACGGACAAAACATTTTACCGAACCATTATCACTACCAGTCGCTTCTGCCAATTCTTCTCCCCACATAAGAGTGACCGGTTTATCTTTGTGCATATCGTTCCACTTATCAACATAGTATTTCGCAACTGTAATACACGCATCTTTTGTTCTGAAATATACATCGTAGTCATGCACCGGCTCCCCTGTTAAAAGGGAAACCAAGGCGCCACCTGTGATAATGGTATTTTCTTTCACCACAGCCTTTACGTTCTCATCCTCAATGCTCTCCATCCAGTCACGAAGTTTGTTACCTAAATGCCGCTTGATGTTCTTACTATTCATCCTGCACACCCTCCACTTTCAACTGCTTGTCCTCTGAAACACTCAAAAGAATTAACTGTGCATCCATATCCGGTACGTTATATTCATTCAGTGATTCAGCATTGTCAATAAAAATAGGACATTCAACACAATACATCTTGCTCAAAGAGCGGATAATATCAAGTCCGGCTACGATTCTGTGACCGCTATTCAAAGTTGAATACGGTACACCATTAACCGTACATTCACAACAATCTCTCATACCACCATTTAACTGCATTTCAAAAAGTTTGAAATTTACAGTGTCAAAATGGCTATTGATGGATTCAGAAATCTTGTTAAGTTTGAACCGAATAAATTCTTCCAAAAGATAAATAATCTGCTCTTGGTTGGCAACTTTCTGTCCGATTACTTTCTTCTCGTCCTGCAACTCTGCGATACGCTCGTCAATCCCAACATTCATAGATGCTTTAGCAAGGATTCCTTTTACAGAATCCAGTTCAGATTCCATTTCTTTCTTCTCGTCCTGCAACTCTGCGATACGCTCGTTGTACCCGGAAGATTTTTCTTTTTCAATTTCAGCAAGAACCTTTTCCCTTTGTTCATGCAGTTTCATGTATTCCTCATTCTGCGTATAGTCAGCTTCTTTAGGAATTTCATCTAACTGTTTGGAAAGCTCTTCGCTCTTTGCAAGTAATTCCTGCTCACGTTTTTTCAAGAATTCAATCTGTACATTTAATTCCTTGTTCTTTTCTGTTAAGCCGTCAATGGTATGCTTCTTGTCGAAACCAAACGATTTAATGCGTTCCAAGTTATCTTTTTTCTCTGACATAAACGCTTCTTTGGCATCCGACAATCTCTTAGCAGCACTTTCTCTGGCTTTCACTTTTCTTGATTCAAAGTCAGCCTTTAACTGCTCAACCTTGTCTTCCGGCAATGGCTGTCCGCACAAAGAACATACGGTACTGCTTTCATCAAACACCCATTTCGATTCGTCAAACAAAAACGGTGTTTCATCAAATACCTTTGCTTTTTCAGCGTTGTACTGTTCGCCTAATTTCTTTCGTTCGGCGTCAGCATCAGAAATGCTTCTGTCATTTAATTTAATTGCATTTTCAGCAATCTGAATCTTATTTCTTGTATTCTCCAGTTCACAAGTAACTTCCGAATTGGACAATTCGATTTTTCTTTTCTTTTCAGACAAGGAATCGTTCATACTCTGCAAAATACCTGACATATCCATTTGCAATCTCATGTCCTCGTCTCGCAATTTCTTTAATACACCATTAGTATCTGAAATTTTTTCGTCAATTTCAGAAATGCGTCTTTCCAAGTCTGATTTTTTAAGTTCCTGCTCTGCGGCATCTACATCAACTTTGGATTTTTCAGCTTCATCAATCCTGACCGGAATTTCAGTTTGCTTCTTCTTCCACTCCGAAAGCATCTTTTGGAATTTTGAGCGAATATCTTCAACTGACGGTGCTTTTTCCAATTCACTAATCAACGGTAAAAACCTTTCGTCTGTCTTTGCCAGTTCTACGTCCGAAAAATCATCAACAAGTTTCATTAAGATTTTTCTCTGGTCTTTCCATTTCATAGAGTTGAAATACTGCGGATTTGTAAGCATTTTAAACATATCCTCGCTCTTTGCAAGTCCGGCAACATATTCCTTGAAATCCGATTCACTCTTTGGGTAGCCGTCAATCTCAAATGAATTGACATTTCCCTGCAAAGAAACTGTATCTGTGCCTCTTTTCTTAACCCAGTTCTGCTTCTGAACCTTTAAAAGTTCAACTTCCTTGCCATCCACATCTAAGGTAGCAACAACCTTAATTTCCACATCATCAATGCGTTTTCCATCCTTATCTAATGGACGAACATTGAATTTCTCCTCTCCGGCACTGTTCTTGTTGAACAAAAGCCATGTAAAAGCGTCAAACACCGTTGTTTTACCGCTTGCATTTTGACCTTTAATTTTCGTTTTCTTGGAAAAATTTACATCAAGGCTTTTAATCCCTTTGAAATTTTCCAAGTGCAATGATTTCAAAATCATTCCTCATTCTCCTTTCCGATTTCTTTGACTTTTGAAACTGATACTTCAAAAGCGGTTTTTAATGCTACTGTGCCATCGTCCATCTGCTTGTGATATTCACGGCTCTGCAATCTTCCGATAATTTCCAGATGAGTACCTACATCGCATTTTGAAACGTATGTAGCATATCTCCCCCATGCTATACATGGAATATAGTCGGAGCCGTATTGTCTGTTGCTTGCGGCAATTACATCGCATACTCTTCTATTGGAAGCAGATGTTCGCCGTAAATTAGGTTGAATGCAAATATACGCATCCATTTTTACTTCATTTACGTCCGGCAATGAATTTACCTCTCCACCGCACATGGCATCCTGCACAAATACATAAATGTGCTTATGATTTTTTCTATTGATAGTCCGAATTTCTCCTTGTACTTCAATCTTCTCGTTTTCTTTGATTGAACACTTTTCCAGAACGATTTCCGGGACAAAGCAGATTATCACATCTTCTTTATTGCTTTTTCTTTCGCTTTTTAAGCGAAATTCATAAAAGTTCTCACCATGCGACGAATGAGAGAATTTAATCTTACTCGCCACGGTACCTCTTAATAAAATTGTATTCATCTTGACTTTTCACTCCTTATTTGATAAAATGAGCGTAAATAACACATAGTTATTTACTACTGGAATAGCAGTTTGATTTGCGGTCAAGGGTGCTATTCCTTTTCTTTTCTGTATGTTCCCGGTTCATTTGCATAAAACTCTCCGTCTTTCACATAAATTGCACCAAGTTCAATTAAATTTGCAATCAATTCCGGTGTTGCCGGTTTAGCATCTGTCTTAATCATTGTCACTCATCCTTTCCTAATATAAATACTGTTCTTCTTTGTACTCCGAATCTCGCTGTATCTGCGTGAGATTCAAAGTATATGTCAATTCGATTTCCCTTTATCGCACCGCCGCAATCCTCGGCTATAAATGTTCCAAGACCTTTGATTTTTACCTTGGTTCCGTACGGTATGACTTTAGGGTCAACCGCTATTGTTCTTCCCTGCTTCGGTATCTTGCCAGTAGAAGTTATCTTTCCGTACCCCTCTGAACAATCGCAACAAGGACAATATGCAGTTATTAAGAATTGAACTCCTTTTCTTTTCTTGTACTTCTTTTTCTTTTGCTTTATGTATTTTGCGGATTCCAAAGAACTGTTCATATTTGCGTTTGGAATCACATTTGCCTGCGGTTCTTCTGTTTTTATAAATAACGTATCTTCTTGTGCATATTCCGGCTCGTAAGCGTATACATCCTTAAACACGCTTGTTGCCACCGTTATAATAAGAAGAAACGTCAGAACCGCCAATATCATCTTCTGAATAATAGGCTCACTCCCTTTCTTCCAAAAGCAGACGGAATGTTTCTTTTCCCTTTGGAGTTACATACATCTGCTGTCCTGCCCAACCGTTCTGCTCGTTGTGCTTGTCCTTTAAGACAAACAAGCCGTTTCCGCTCTCTGCGTATTTGGCATATGGACGCAACTGTTTGTGTTTCCCCTGCCGGAACACATATCCTTTTTCAATAAGAAAAGAAACAAATGCTTTTTCTCCGATACCCAGTTCCTTTGCGGTGTCACGGATGTTGGTATTCAATTTCTTATCTACCAAAGCGTCAAAGTAATTCGCCTTTGGTGTCATTTCCTCAATCTGCTTGTCCTTTTGAGTTATGATGTTCTGTGCCACAACTAATGCGTTGGCTACAATCTGTTCTGGAGTAAGATTCTCCTGATTGGCAATGTAACCGCCATTCTTGCGGATAGATGGAAGCACCTCGCCAGTTACCCATTTACGAAACTTCTTTGCATTCGGCTTATCACTACGAAGAATAACAGCATACAATCCGCTTTCTGTAACAAACCAAGTCTCGCCCTAACGGGGTAAGTCTAACTTACACCGCTCGTCATCTTCTAATCTATCCGCTACACTTCTGCTATTTGTAAGTTCAAGTGCCTTACACACATCAGCCAAGCAAAACATAGGCTCATTATCCTTTGTAATGGTACGGATTTTTCCAAACTCTGAATTTTCAAAAATCTGTAAATCGTTCATGTCTACTCCTTTCTTTACTCAATAAAATAGGAAATTTCTACACCAAAGTAATTCGAAATCTTAATCAGTTTATCCGTCTTTGGCATTGATTTCCCAGATTTCCAATCCGAAAAAGTACTTCTAGCCAATCCGAGTTCATCAGCCAATTTATAAAAGGTAATGTTTCTCGAATTAACAAGCAATTCTAACTTTTTAAAACTTTTCTTTCTATTTCCCTTGTCCAAAATCTCATCTCCTTTCTTGACTTGCGTTAGGATTTTCGTTATAATAAATAAGCCATTTTAGGTAAATTCATCTTAGGAGGTGTATACCTTGAAAGCAATTTTGAATTTGCCTGTTCCGCATTTGCAAGGTCGCAATCGTGAAGCCACAGCACGTTAAAATGGAGTGAAATGTAACATCAAGTGTAGCGTAGCCGAACAGAGAAGTTCGTTAAAAACTCGAGGTTGACATTCCGATATTTGTCACACTACACCGCTTGTTCCTTGCAATCTGCCAACTAATGGCAATAAATTATGCTGAACCCAAACTGCATAAGTGGCAGAGTGCTTTAAGAAGCATTGGTGTCGTACAATGCGTCGAAAGACTGCAAAGTGCATACGGTATAAAAATTGGGGTAAAGGACTGTTAGTGACGGCACACTAACAGTCTTTTTACCGAAAATCCTTTTTAGTTGTTCGATTTTCACAACTATGTCTTGATAAAAGTTAGAAAATCGTATATACTATGAATTGTGCAAAAAACATAATATAAATTTCTCAATTTTGAATTGGTTGAGATTTCCTAACTTGTTTTTATAATACATTAGGAAGTCTTGTTTGTCAACCCTAAAAGTTGAGAAATTGCAACTTTTTTTGATAAGGAGATTTTCTATGTACGAAAGATACTGTAAATTAAGAGATTTAAAAGGTTTAAATGATGCAAAAGTAGCAAGATATTGTGATTTTCCCAAAAGTACATTTTCCGATTGGAAAAAGGGTAAAAGTGAGCCTAAAATTTCAAAAATTAGAAAAATTGCAGAATGCTTAGATTGCTCTATTGATTATTTGGTTAATGGAAAAGATAAAACATATTCAGAAGAAGATGCCCTTTTGGACGCTCATATTTCAGAAGATGTAGAACTAAAAGAAGCCATTAAGAAATATTATACCCTCGATGAGAAAGCCAGAAAATATATCTTAGAGGGAATTGACCTGCTTTGGATAGCAAACAAAACTGATACTAAATAATAATTTGTATAAATAAAAAAACGGAGTAGGGTTTTTATCCTACTCCGTTTTTTTATACCTTATAAGTATTGCCTTTTAATCTTTCTTTTTCGGCAATGTATTCACAGTAATATCTCAACGAATCTACGTTTTTCATCTGAAAAATGATTTTCTTCAACTTTCTTCTATATTTCCTGCGTTCTCCTATCATAAATTTCCTCCTAGCATATAATTGTAGGGAAAGGGGAATTTGCAACCCCTCTCCCAAACCGAAACTTGATTACATGGGATTACCATGTAATATATTATATGTAGGATTCAAAAATATTATTCATCCTTTTCGGGTTTTCCCTCTTTTTCTGCCAACTGTGCTTTCAACCGCTCGTTCTCTTCCTGCAAAGCAAGAAACGTAAACTCCGTCTTTGCAAGCTGAACTTTAAGTTCTGCGATTTCAGCAGACAGTTTCTTTTCCACATAGTCATTGAGTGTAATTTTGTTTTCATCCATTTCTTTTTACCTCCTAATTTGAATTATTTATTGTAACACTGGGAATATCGCTATTCCATTCAGGTTATCATTGGTTATGGCGTTATACTGTGCATTAACGGCTAGGTTTCCAGTCTTAGCATTAAAAGCCACTCTAACACATTCACCTCTACCAGTTACCATGTTGTGATACTGGACAACATCTGCTGCACCGGAATCACCAGGCATTAGCTCTGTTTGAACAATGCTCGCCCAAGGTGATGCTGAAGCAATTGAATAGTTGCGAAATACTACGGCTTTGAATAAACCACCATTCATGGTAATGCCATATAAGATAGTTGAACTCGGCGTCGTTGTTGTCACACTCGAACAATGCTTTTCAAAAGCAACATTAGCATTTAATGTAGTGGTTCCAGCCCCATTAACTCTACCAATTGAAATACTTCCTCCATAACTGTTTAAATATAAAGTTGTCGCAGCATTGTTCTTGTCGACTGCTTGAATCGTTCTTTGTCCAAGATTCATATGATTTCCAGTATTAGACGAAATTTGTAAGTCGTAATTCGTCAGTGATGCATTATGATTAGAGTGTATTTTAAGGGGGGAATCGACCGTAAATGGAAATGTTTCCGAGAGTTCTCCATTTTCATATAAACTATTAGCCACATACCCTAATCCATAACTAGTTTTTTTTCGCACTACTCCGTCTGGTGTTAATTCGGATATGGTTATATTTCCGGCATATGAATCAGCAAACTTCGTTCTAAACCATGATTGTTTTATATTTGAATTATTTAAAAACATATACTGGTCTATTGTTAATGTGTTATCAAAAATTGATTCATAAATAACTTTTGTACTGTTATCTTTCCATATTTGGCTAGTTCCTTTAAATGAAGGAATACCATTGCTTGATATGTCTAATTCATATGAATCTTGCTTTTCGGAAGCTCCACTGCTACTTTTCGTGTATGCTTTTGATATTCCATCTTCCTTTATATTAAATCCACCAATCAAACCGTTATCTATCTCTGCATTTGCACCTTTTAATGTTGCACCAGTGATTGTTCCGGTTGCCGTCACGTCTTGCGAAAATATTTTTTTAATAACAGCAGAATCCGCAAAAACCTTTTCAACATCAAGTTCATTTGCTGTTATGCTTTTTGCTACGATTTTATCTGCATTTACGGTCCGGTCAGTAAGTATATATCCATCCAAAGTATCAACTGTTTTACTTTGAAGTTCTCCTAAATTATTCAGCGAATAAAGCAAACCATTTTCGCCTTTTAGCAATATTCTGTCTGCCACTAAAGTGCCGGCCGTAATGTTTGCGGCGTTGACTTCAACACTGTCTAAAAAACCAGTGATATGTCCTTCTACGATTGTTGCTCTATCAATAAGACCAACTTCTGCAAATAATGTAGCAATATCTGCAACTTCAATATTGGATAATTTGATGTTTGCATATTTTAAATCTGCAATCTCCGCTGACAAATAGCCTAGGGCTGCTACCTTTGCACTAAGGTTTTCTGTAGTGATAGCCTTTGAGTACAATGTATCTATCTTTCCATCTACTGCTCGCAGTGATGTAATAGTTGCATATGTCAAATCAGCATTTTCGGCAGTAATATATCCAAACTCACCGATAGTTGCTTTCAGATTTTCAATATACGCATTATCTGCCGTTAAATCCGTAATAAAAGATTTCGACACCTTTTCCCATTCAATCGTAGCATCCGCAATCTTTGCGTTGGTGATTGTAGAATCTTTAATCTTACTATTCTCAATCGTGGAATCCGCAATTTTACTATTTGTAATAACTCCATCCTTGAAAATAGCACCAAGGATTGTACTAGTAACCGTTCCGCTTGCCTGCGCCATTGTTCCACTATTGTAACTATTTGAACCACTGCTACCAACTGACGATGAGTTTGATTCCTGCACTTCACACGGTGATGTAATCTCCGCATAAAATCCACCATCGTAGTGCAGCGTCATTTCTCCGACAAGCACATACTTCTTAACTCCGTCATAGTCCTCGAACGTAAGCATTTCACCAACCGACATAAGAGGATGCCAGTACATTGTTTCGATATTCGCTTTATGGTAAACAAACGCCTTGTCCAAAAAGGATAACCCTGTTTTCCACTGCATTGGCGTAACTTGTCCTAAATACGTATGAACCGTATTTCTGTCAAGCGTTTCGTATAATATCCAAGGTGTTTCAATCGTCACTGGATAATTCTCTACATTCGATACACTGCTTGCCTTGTCATTCAATACGACCGTGGATTCACCCTCGTAATATCCAAATCCAACATAGTCACTGTTTGTCTCGTAAAAGTACCAATTATTAGCCTTTACAGATACGTTGTTTGGACACATAAGGTTGTTTCCGAAAATCGCATTAGAATCATAGGTATCTCCATTAAATATAGGTCTGTAATTGTTATCTGCTTGCAACTCTGGTAACTGCTTAATATAAAAAGCACCGTTTTTTTCAATCACATTTGCACGTAACAAAACTGCTATACCAGACAACAAATCTCTCCATGTGATTCTGCTTTCCCAATCCCAATCGTAACCATCCTCATCATTGTCCGCAAAATTTGATAACATAGGAATCATCAAATGGTACAACTTATATTGTTTGATTGACGATAAAACATCTTTCCAATTATCAATGTATAGCGGACATCCTGTGACACGCAAAAAGTCTTGCGGCAAATACTCCCAATAATAAACGTCGTCACGTGTGTAGATAAACTGCAATTGGCTAGGTACGTATTTTTCTTCCAATTCCGTTTTGTGATATTCGTTTAGCGAACTAATGACGATTTCTGCTCTATCCATGTATTCGCTCATTAAACCGTTTCCAGTAAATGAAACAGTATCACCGTTGTATGTTGGATTTTCTTTTACAACAAATCTTCCGATAGGTACCGGATATGCAAATTCATTCCCTATAATAATCCATGCATTTACAATAGTTCCTTTTAATGTATTATCGTAATATGTCTTTGCAATAAGGGCATCCGTAAAATCGTTATTTTCTGCATACATTTCACAACTCATAGTAGGACTATAAGTAGAGCCATAACTGGCAAATGAATCACTAACACAACCTTGCGATATACTTACAGATATTAGCGTTTCTTTTCCTCTTGTGCTTACACTATCCGAATTTCCTGTACTTATACTCAAATATAATTCTGTTGCTATGTCAATATAGGAAACTGCACAGTCTCCAGTAATATCTGTTTCATCTTCTGTGCAGAACACGTACCAAGACATATACCTATAATCATCCGAAATCATCATGCTTTTACAATCAACCGTATTTACGCCACGTTTATACACACTTCCGTTATTGATAGCGTATTTTACGTAGTAATGAGTTTTGTTATAGTCAAAATCCAAAAAAGACAAACTAAACGAATCTCCGATATTTACATCTTTTACAAGTGAATCATATTTCAATGTATATGTAGGGTCGCTTTCCAAAACATAAAAAACTTTTGCTGTATAACTCATCGCTCCACCGCCTGTATCTGTATGCTAGACCAAATAAACTTTCCATTAAAGAAAGTCATTGCGTCAAAACTAGGGTTGCCAAAATAAAACTGCTTTGTTTCTTTTTCTCCTTTTTCATTGGTAAACTGTATGTAACCGTACCGGTTTGATAAATCATCCGGGTCTGCGTACTTCATCAACTTTTTGATTTCGCTTGGCGTCAAATTTGCCGGAAATGCCATGTCAAGCGTTACTTTCTTTGCAACTATCTTTCCGTTGTAAAGTGCTTTTGAACTTCTTCCTGCTTTTGCGTTCCACACTTTTTCTCGTGAGATTTTCCATCCCTCATATTTTGGTGTTGGCATATCTTCTAAACTGTCCTTAGTCCAACCAAACTTCAACGTAAATGCCATATGACACCTCCTAACTTTTTCACATAAAAAAGAGACCCATTCGCATGAGCCTCTTTCTTTAAGCCATATTCCAAGAAATTCCTTTGTTCTTGGATATTTTCTTTGCGTTGTTCATAATTGCCGTTGTGACTTTTGTTCCGTCAAGGTAAACATCACCGCCACCGACATTTGCATTCGATAGTTCCTCTTTGATTGCCGCCTTTGTAGCCGCATAAACAGCAGGTGCAACCGCTTCAGAAATACCGGTCGTAATCTGTTTGTTATTTGCGACAACGGACTTACCATTGTCGAATTTACCCATCATTTCGCCGTGTCTTGCTCGGAACCATCCATCTTCCGGAAATCCACCGTTAGCATAAGTCTCGTAATTCAATCCGTACTTTTTCAGCATTTTGATTAGTGATTTTTCTGCATGACTTACGAATATCTGTCCTTGCTGACCTATTGTCACTCTGTTTTTGGCATTATTTATAGCAGCAGTCAATTTTCCGTAATTTACTTTTCTTCCGTCCATCGACTTAACAGAAGATTTTAATTTCCCCTCTGTCACATTGTTAATTGAAGCTGAAACATCCAATGAAAACTTTTTCTGTTGTAACTGTGTTTTAACTGCGTTATACCAACCTTTACGGAGTTTAGGGTCGATATTCACATTTATGTCACGGTTTTTCATGGTTTTCATCGCAACACTTAAATCTCCAAGATTCTTAATGCCAAATGTCTTTACGCCAGCAGTTATCGTCTTACCTTGCAATCCGTTTACTTTCCCCTGCAAACTATCAACATCATCACCGCCAGATGTTTCAGCCTTAACACTTACTGATTTTGGTTTCAAGGAATCAATTTTTTTCTTCAATGCGTCTGTTGACTTGTAGTTCTTATCTGTTATCTTTCTGTAATCTTCCCATGTAATTTCACTATTTTCGAGTGCTTTTTTCAGTTTGTCCTGTATAGATTTACTTTCGGAAGATGAAATTCCAAGTTTTTTCATTTTCTTATTAAGTGTATCTACGGCCTTTGAATATTTCGTCGTTTGTGTAATTATTGGTTTATAATCATTGAGTTCTTTTTTGCCTTTATCTATCTTGGTAGCAACATTACCTTTGCTTTCACCAAGCAAATCCAAAAAGTCTGCTGCCGACTGTACGGATTGTTTATCAGTCATTGTCTTATAATTTTTATCAAGTGCTTTTCTTATCGTTTTCTCCGATATTTCTCCACTTTCTAATTTTTTATTAAGACGTCCAACAAGTCTATCCACTGTATTGGTATTAGAACCATAACCGAATTTGTCCATCATCTGAACAACTTCTTTAAGCAACATAGACTTATCATCGGTACCGCTCGCATACCGTTTTACATTGCCTTTTGCGTCTCCACCGGCAGTAATACTATTTTCCCACCATCCATAGGCGGCAACAAGAGCAACTCCCATTGCTCTTCCCATTTTACTCCCTAAACCGCTAAATTTATCCGTCAAACCTTTTGAGTTTATTTTTGCCGACATTAAGGAATTACTTATTCCATTACCAAATACAGTTTTTAGCGAAGTCCAAAGAGTTTTTAATTTTTTATACGCAAACACTCCGGCAAGAACGCTTGATAATTTGAACGCAATACCTAACGGGTCTCTAATGAATGCCGAAATAGCCACTTTCAAAGCATTGAATAATCCCTTGACTATTATTTTCCCTACTTTCAAAAGTGTTTTTCCCCATTCTATTTCAGAAAGAAAATCTCCAATTGCTTTTCCTACTTCCCACCAATTCACGGTAGAAAGTGCGGTGTCAATCGTATCAAGTATTCCAGTAATTCCATCACTGATTGTCTTTCCTAACTCCTGCCATCCAGTTAATCCAGTATTTTTGCGTACTTCTCCCATCTCTTCGAGAAATCCATTGATATAATCTCCAATTTTCTTTCCAAGGTTTTTGTATGGGAAGTCTACCATAACGCCAAACGCAAACTGAATCATACCACGCAACTTCGCTCCAAGCGATTTTCCTGCTAAATCACCGTCAAAAGTATTTATGGCAGCCGTTATACCCTCTTTAATACTTTGACCGAATTTGAGCCAATCAAACGTCTTGAAAAAGGTGTATGATGTTTCAAACCATGTATTCAATCCCTCGGAGAAATTTTCTCCAAGTTTTGTCCAATCAAGTTTTTTGACAAATCCATTCAAAAACGTAGCAAGAGATTTAGCAATCTTCTTCGTAGTCTTTTTAATCTTTGTCCATGGAATGCTTCTCATTCCCTTGTTAATCCAGTTAGCCAGTGCCGAACCGAGAGAAGTAAAATCTCCACCTTTCCATGCGTCAAGGATTGCTTTCTTCATCTTCTTATACAACTCAACTGCTTTGTTCTGGTTGCTCTTAAAAGCATTATCCCATATCTTTTCATAGTTCTTTAATGCGTCGCTAATATCCTTAGAAAGGTCAATATTGGCATTTCCACCAGAAGGGTCTGTATCACCACTATCGCTATCACTGTTGTCTTGCAATTTATTTACAATATCAAATCCCTGCAAATTGTCGGCGGCTTTTTTTGTCTTTTTAGCCGTTTTATCCATGTTCTTAGCAACTTTATCCGTATCGTCTGCCGCATTGGAGTAGTCCGGTACCTCTGGTGTTTTCCGTGAACCATCCGTATCACCAAGTTTGATTCCTGCCAGTTTCGCTACCCACTGTGCGAAATCCTGTAAAACCATAACCATAGCATTCATATATGGGTACAATTTCTGAACAATCGGCATAAACAAGGAACCAATTGTCAAAGATAATTTCTTAAATCCAGCCTGCAACATCCTCAACTGGTTTGCGGGTTGATTGATTGTCTTAGCTAAATCCGAATATGCAACCTTTGACTGTTCCAACATAGTCAAAACACGCAACTGCATTTTGGACTGTTGCGAAAGGTTCTTAATACTTTCTGTAACACCGTGATTCATCGCAGTTTGTGCTAAGCCAGCAGAGGTGATGTCAATTCCATACTTATACAACGCCCTAGACTGTCCTACCAAACCAGATTGAAAGTTTTGCATAACGTCAGCGGTGTCTAAGTTTGCTAAAGACGCCCAGTCTGCGGATAACATAGTAAGTGCTTTTGAAGTGGCAATTGATGTTTCACCAAGCATACCGGCAGAGTTCGTAATCTGTGCAATAGCGGCGTTGTAGTTCATAACCTCTGTCAAATCCAAACCAAGGTTGTGTGAAAAAGTATTTGTTGCATCTCCAGTGTTAGTATCAACATCATATCCTGTCAACTGCTTTTGAAGTTTTCCAAATCTTTTACGGAAACTTCCTGCATATTCTTCCGCACTATTATAACCGGCTTTCTTAAACTGATTAGCACTGTCTTTTCCAACCTTATCAAGCGCAACCGAAAAATAGTTAAATTCCTCAATGTAGTCCTGCGCCGAACCAATTGCTTGACCGAATTTCTTTATAGCACGAATTACCAAAAAGAACTTAGCATAAAACATACCGATGCTACTTACAAAACCTTTTGATGATTTATGTGCGCTTTTTAATTTGTCTTTCAATGAACTAAGTGCATTTCCAAGTTTTTTAGTGCTTGTTGATGCTCTATCAGAAACAGTGGAAATTCTACTACCGCTTGACGCAAGGTTTCCAAGACCTTGAATTGTGTTGGCTACATTTGAGTTAATTTGAGGTGCATTTTGCAGTTTTTTTAGCAAATTCATTACGCCCTTACCAAGTTTCTTAAGGTTTGCAACTGTTTCGCCAACACGTTTCCCTGCATTTGCAAGTTTAGCAATACCCTCTACAACTTTTGTAATGCTAATATCAATTGCATTTGCAGAAGATAATTTGCGTACAAGTTTTACTACTTGCTTGCCTAATTCCGGAAATTCTGTTGTTACATTACTAATATACTGACCGCTATTAGAAAGTCTTGCCAATGAACCCACAACACGTGTCACAGTGCTTTCAATTTCAGATACACCGCTAAGTTTGGTTGCTAAATTTGAAACAGAAGTTGCAATCTTTGTCATTTTGGATGTATCAAATCCAGCCATATCTACTTTTGAAAGGTTTTTAACTGCATTTACGGCAGATGTAATGCCACCAAGATTCTGAATGTTTCCAAGATTGTTAAGACCATTTGCCAGTGTATTCAAACCACTGGCAGTACGAGATAATCCACCAACATCAATTTTCGCAAAACGCTCAAATCCTTTTGCAATTCTATTGTAGTCGGTTGCTTTTACTCCGCTTAATGTTTTGGTAGCATTTCCAAGTTTTGATACTCCATTTGCAAGTCCACTTAAATTGCTACCGTTAATCTTAGACAGTGAAGATGTTAATACATCAATTTTACCAACAAGATTTGTAATTTCATCTTTGGCACTTTTTGCCGTTGCATTTATTTTAATATCCAACGATTCAACTGTTTCTGACATACTAACACCTCACTATCTATCATTTGCATTACGCAAGATTTTTCAATCTAATAAAACCGTACTTTCCTGCATACTCAATTTTGGCAACTCTGCTTACTTTTGATTTCCACAGAATCCGTACGGTTTCACCTTTTTGAATTGTCATAAGTTTTTTAGACGTAAACAAACGTCCTTTTCTCAAATATGTGTTGCAACGTAATTTACCGGTCCATGTTTTCTTGAATTTATCAAAATAACCATACGTTTTCTTTAATTTTTTAGTTGTGCTTCCCCACTTTCCAAGGTAAAAATGTAGGTTGTCAACAATAGATTTCCAATTACCACCCCATTTCAAACCAACTTTCTTTGATTTTGCAATCTTAGCAACTTTTCTAATCAGTTTATCGTTATAAAGCAGTTTAGAATCATTGATTGCAATGTCAAAAGCGATACCCCACTGATGCTGTGAAGAATAAGAATTTCCCGGAGCATTTGTTACTATTACACCGGGTTTTGTTCTTCCTTGTGCATAAAGCGAATCCTGATATGCTTTTGTACGAAGTCCCTCTGTGATAATCAGATAGATTCCATTTTTTGCACACTCTTTAAGCAAAAGTCCAAGTTTGTAGTTTAACCATGGATGTAACTTTTTTCTGTCAATTCTAATTGAATGCTTTTTTTTCATTTTTCAACACTCCTTATATGATTGTTTCTGGCAATCCCTTGTTCATAGACCTTGCCATCCACTGTTTTTCAATTTCAATTGCTTTCTTTATCTCTTGTTCTTCTGTTTCTTTTTCTGCTATATATTCTTCTTCAAACATTTTTGACATAATTGGACTTTTAATATATTCCGATTTTGCTGATTTACCATTCAAGCAACTGTCTATGGCTACAATCAAGGCAGATATGCCATAATTGCCCCACCACATATGTTGCAATTCATCTTGTTCTTTTAACTGGAGTTCATGCGCTTTGTCATATGGATATAAGTCTTTTGGACAACTTTCCATAATCCTATCGTAAGAAACTCCATAGGAAAGATAATGAGGTATTACATCTTCATATATAAAATCCGAGTATGACTTATTTATTTTTTCTGTGGCTTCTTGTGGTCTTGCGGAAGTTTCGTTACTTTCTCCGATGCTTCCTCTGTCTCCCCAATCTGGTTTAACAGGTCTCCCAAAAAACCCTTACTCATCAATTCCTCCGTCAACTGCGTAAACAAATCAAGGATTCCTTTATCTGGCGATTCATCGTGGTAATCGTCAAGAATATCTCCTACTTCCTGAACGCTCTCAACTGGATTTTCTTTCTGAAATCCAACGTAAAGCAAATCACGAACACAGCAAAACAATTCTTTAACCTTGCCAATGCCGCCAACATCACTGTCATTTTCAGCTTCTTCACTGTCAAAAATTCCAAGCAAATCCTTTGTTCTGTCCATCAAATCTGTGTCGCAGAAACTGTTATATCCAAATCTAACCTTGTATTCCTTACCTTTAACTTTTAATTCCATAATGATTTATCCTTTCCCCACTTTTAGTGGAAAGGAGCCACCCCGAAAGGTGGCTCTCTTTTTTACTGCATATATTATTCGAGTTCCGGTTCGGCTGTCTCTTCATTCTCGCTACTCAACACAGCCTTTTTATTGTTTCTCGTTGAATAGCTTGTTACCCCACTTTTGTAACAGTAAAAGTACCATCTTTGTTATCAACGACTGTAAGTTGGTCAGTAACCCATTTAGGCACGGTATTCTGAACAACGGTAGCGGTCATTTCAAGAATTTCATCTACGCCGCCTACATCATTTACAGTAGGTGTAATCTGCCCTACATATGCTGCTTTGGCAACACCACCAACGCCATCCGTTCCATACAACTGAATAATGTCGCATTTTTTACCCTCAACATTCAAAAGAGCACTAAAATCATCTTTTTCAAGGTTTCCTACAAACTCTTTTGCGTCAGACTGTTTAATACCCATTTCAAAAGTCTGTGCATCATCCTCCATCGTGGTACTTTCTACAGTGTTCGGTGCAGATGTTGGCGATGGGATTGACTTTGCACGTAACATCAATTTGTATGTTCCTGCAAATCCATCTTCGCTGTGTTCTTTGTAGATAATTCTTGCCAAATAACTTGTTGAAGCCATCTTGTTACCTCCTTAAATTTGATAAAAAAATAAAGCCTTTCGGCTTGTATTTACGTCAATATACATCATTCTTTCCGATTGTTCTGCTAAATCTAGCAGTTTGCCGGTAAGTGTCTTTTGTATCATCTTGCGTAGGCATTGAAGAACCATGAAAACGCATTGTTTTCATAATTCTCTTAACTTCTCTTATAACTTCTTTTGCTCTTGCTTGTGATTTATTATCAGTCACATCAATTTGAAAAGAAAACTTTTCTGCATTGATTTTATCACCCTCTAAATCTTCTCCGATTTCTGAACCGGGTAACAATTGCAATCTTACAAAAGGAAAAACCGCTGGTGTATTACTACTGCCAACGGAAGAAAAGTTTTTATCTGTCATTTTGTACTTTGTTTTTAAACTATCGGAAAAGTTTGTTTTTATCCTTGTGAATACAGTAGATGGCACTAATTCATCCCACCATTCCACCGACATATGCACCACCTACTTTCAAAATATTTCTTTCGCCGTCTTTATAATTTTGTTTCTTATATCTTCTTCGGCTTTATACATAGGCATAGTGGCTTTTACACCATGCGTAGGCATCCATTTTTGTTCCTTTTCATTCCAGTACCACCACATATCGTCATAAGCGTGTGTTTGGCCCGGAAATGTACCAACGCCATAAGGGAATTTACTTCCAACTAATGGATTTTTTGTTGGGTTAAAATGAACACCTGCACCAAATTCAATAGCAAGCAAAATACTAAACGGTGCGTAGCCATCTTGTTCTTTTACTTGCCCTTTAGCAAGCAATATACCATTACACCCAATCTTGTCAGCAGATATGTTTGTCGAAACCGTAACATACTTTCCTAATGGACTCTCTGATATATTCGTTTCAGCAACCTCTACGCCACTTTGTAATAGCCTAGAAACAAGTTGTTTGCATTTGATTGGTAAATCATCGCTATACTGCAGAAGTTGCTTTTTAAGGGCGTTTAATCCACTTACAGACAAGTCCGCAGTAAATGTTTTTTTCCCCATACTATTTCACATTCCTTTTTAACAAGAACAAGTCCTCATTTAATCCCTCGTCCGCAACACCTTTTACCGTGTAATCAGCACTGCTTTCATCTGGAATTGTGTTATCATCATCCTTGTATACGATTTCTGACTTTTTCCAAATCACGCTACCGGATTTCAAAGGCAAATAACCTTTACTGACAATGATTTGTGCATAGTTTGTACTATCATCAATACCATAGTCTTGCCATACAACTTCATTCAACTTATTTGTAATGTTTGCCTTAAACTCAACTGGTTTTGTATAACCAATTGTTGTTTCTCCGGTTTCAATCTTGTTTCCATCATCATCCGTAATGTAAATTACATTTCCCTCTTCGTCTGTATAACTTTCATATATCGGTATTTGCCCGTCTTGCAACGAATAATACATTTTTTGTTTGTTTTGCGCTAATGTCATCATGCTTTATCAACTCGCTTATTATACTGCGATGTACTAACACCAAGTACAACACCAAGAAACGTGTCAACTGCTGTGATTGTACCAACAATCTGCTCTCCAAAAGGCAAGTTCCAAATTCCAGCTAAAGCAAAGTAAAAGGTTCCTAATGCTGGCAAAAAATACATTGCAATCCACTTTAAAATGTTATATACTTTATTGCTCATTCTTAACACCTACTTTCTCTCTTAAATGCAAAGACTTTATTTCTTCATACATCTTTGTTATCATTCCATTTCCACCTAACGTATGGTATGCATCATACATTTCGCAAAAATTTGAGTATGCGTATGATGGTATATCTCCAAGTGTCATATACTTATCGTGATATTCAATAAGTTGTACTCTAAGCAAAAGCATTGTTCCTTTACTGTTTGCATCTCTGTCTTTTTTCTGTTCTTTTAAAAGCCAAACCACATAACCTAATACAGATGTAAGGATAATTGGCAATGCAATTAAATATGTTTGCATTAAAAAGTTATTCATACTTTTATGCTCTCTTTCAGTAAAATTATAGTGTTTCGTTGCCCTCCACCGCTTACACGAAACGCCCTGCGAGAAATTTAGATACTCTAAACAACTCACGCACAATCTTCTATAAGACCTGTACAAATGGATAAACACATTTCAAAATATCATCACGACTAACCCAAGTCCTTGAAATTGAATTTTCGCTATGGCTACTTTCAAATGGTGCGCCCATCTGTGCAAAATCATATACTGCCAAATTCTTAATTACGGAATAGTAGTTATCGTAAAGGTCTTTCTCAACTTCATCATCTGTGTAAGATGTTGCCTGATAGTTTCTTCTGTTCTTAACTTCTCGTATAGCATCTTTGACCTTTACTGAAATTATGTCAGCATTAAACGTAGGCTCATTTCCATATTCAATTGTCAAATCTGCAATAATTTCTTCTTGCAGTCCTACTTCCATTGCTTCATCCATAATTTAAACTCCTATAATCCGAATTTTTCAATCAACATTTTCTTTAAATCTGCGCCGCTAATCTCTTCCGCTTTATCAAATCCCTGCTCGTTAGCAAGTTTTTGTAAATCAGCGGTAGACATACGATTGATTTCTGTTTTGGTATAAGACTTAGAAAAAGCAGAGGAAGTATTATCAACCTCTGCCGTTTCTTTAATCTCATCTCCTGCCTTATACCACACACCGTTATATTTTATGGAATGTGTAGCAATCATAGGCTTAGTCCTCCTTAACTTTCATTACAAGTACGCTGTCCATACCCTCAAACGTAGGCAATCCAATCATAGATACAACACAGTGTGTGTTGATTGGATGGTTTGTAGCGTATGTATATACGGAAATACCAGTTTCAACAATGGAAAGGTTTCCGTCTGTAAGACTTCCACTTCTTTCTTCTGGTGTTCTTCCAAATACATAGTCTCCGAGGAAAACACCGGCAGACTGTGCAGATACAATTCCGGTTGGAATAAAATACTGTGCCTTTCCAGATTCATCCATATACAACTTATTGTAGATTTCAATTTCAATTCCATATCCGCGAAGATAGTCAGCAACCTGCGCCTGCTGCAATCTGATACCGCCAGTGTAAGCAGTAATTCCAAGCACCTGTTTCTTTGTATCCTCCGCTTTAAGAAGCATTTCCCAAGTCTCTGTATTCATAGCAAATCTTGTGAGAGAATATCCGGTCTGTTTTGCAAACTCATTTTTTGCCGTAATCAAATCGTCAAGTGGAGCAGCTGTTGTTGGATTATTCCAAGCACTTGTTCCTGTGATTTCTTTAAAGTTTTTTTCTTTGTATTCTGCACCGTCACCTTGCACATACTCAACATCATAAGGGTTTCCATCAATTGCAACTTTTACTTTAGGAATACCGTCAACCGGTGCGAGCAAACTCCAAATCTGACGTTCCGGAACAACTCTTGCTCCTTCAATTAACATCATTGGTTTTTTGCTAATCTCACGTAAAACACTGTTTGCAAGATTTACATTTTCGGAACTTCTGTAGTCGTCATACTGCTGTTCCTCTTCCTCTGTTACCATGTAAGATTCACGATAAAACGGCATCTTATTCGTAATATCAGAGAATCCACCAACATCTCTTAATTCTGCCTGTGCGTCAAAATTAGATGCTTTCAAAGATACTGGCAATCCACTTTTCCCTTTGATAAATCTAAGGTCAAGAGAATCCTGTTTACGTGTTCCAAATTTCTGTCTGCCAAGATATGGTTCAGAACCTAATGTCTTCTGATAATTGTTCCACATTACACCAAGGCTTCTTGCTGTAAATGCTTTTGATAATGGTAATGCTGGCATATTTTTCTACCTCCTATTTTCTTATCCATTGTTCTTAGTTGCTTAAATTTTTGGCGCACCATAAAAAGTAACTCTTGGTGTCGCTGTTCTAGCCGCATCAGCAATAGAAAGGCTTGTAACCTTTGTCCAATCAATTGTTCCCTGATAAACGTAAGTTCCCGGTGCATCGCCCTGTGTAACATCTACGTCATGCAAAAGATAACCTTTGCAATCTGCATCGTTAGATGGAAAAGGTGTACCAGCCGGCACAATTTTATTCCCATTTTCATCTGCTGTAGATTTCATTGTCTGCGGTACTAAGCAAGCCGCTCCCTCATAAGGGAAGAATTTCAAGATGCCTTTTCCCTGCGTAAAATCTCTTACGATTGGTTTTCCCATAATTCTTTACCTCTACTTTCCTAAATTTTGTAATAGTCTTTAGTTGACTGTTCAGCCGATACATTTCCAAATGAAATACTTTCAGCATTTTTTACATCTTCCGGCTTATCATCGCCATTGTTTCCACCTGTAGAACCACCCGGATTAGGCGTATCGTCAAGTTTCTGTTTCTCATATTCAGCAATAGCCGTTTTTTTACTGTCGGCAAAAATCTGACCGAGAACCTCATAATCTGTAGCACCATCATCTGTAACAACTTTGCTTGCCTGCTCTGCTGTCAACCCAAACTTTTCCATTGCATTTGCTCTCTGTGTGCGAACTGTGTCTTTCTTTTCAAGCTGCGCAATTTGTTTGTTTGCCGCTTCAAGTGCCGTTGTTGCTTTTTCAAGCTCCGTCATGTTCTGGCTGTTAAGCTCGTCAAGCTGTGTCTGCAATTCGTCAGCTTTATCAGCTTTTTCCATATAGCCATCTGCTCTTTCTTTTTCTTTCTTTGTTTCAGCATTGATAGAATTAAGCAAATCTGAAATCTGCTCATCCGTCGGCTCTGCCACTCCAAAAGAAATAAGTTTCTGTTTTGCCTGTTCTCTAGTCATAATTACCTCCATCAATTCACGTTTTTTAACACGGTTTGCTCCGCTTGAATTGTTCTGTTGTTTTACGCACAACTGCAAATTTTTATAAAATAAAAGAGATAGTCTATTCGACTGCCTCTTTATTTACTGGATTGTTGTTTGGTTCTGCATCTTTACTTGTCGGGTACAGATATTCCATTCTGTCTTTTGATTCAAGTGCAACCGCTTCACTGTCACTAAACAAATCAACGGTTTTAATTGCCCTTTTGTAATCAACCCCTGCTTCAAGTAACATTTTAAGTGCTTCTGATTTCGTAAGCAGATTATCTATTTTGTTATGGTTGATATGTATTTCAATGTCGCTTGGCATAAGCGTAAAATTTCGCTTTATACGCAAACGATTCAGTATAATTCTAAGAGACATTCTTTCCGATTTTTTTAGTATCGGTTCGTTGATTGCCGTTCTTAGTCCTGCATCATAATGTCCGTTTCGTAGGTTTACTGCATTTCCAGTATCACCTCCGGCATTATTGTTTGAACGATTAGCCAAGCCTTGAATACTCAAAAACCTTTCAAACAAATCATCAAAAACAACTTGACTTTCTGTTTGGTTCAGTTCATTTGTCATAACATCAACATCGGCTTTGTTTTCGCCATTGTTTGATTTAACAACTAAAGCACCCTCTAATCTCATCTGTGAAAATGTTTCATTGTCAATCTCGCAATTCACAAATTTAATCCATGCAGAAACAAACTGCTCAATGCCGTTTACCCGGTCAGAAGATAATGTATTGATTGAATCCGTAATAGGAATTGTAATTTCAATATCCGATAATCTTCTTGCATTATTTGGATATTCCACAACCGGAATAGCGTTATTTCCGTTCAACCCACTACTTTTAATTTTTCCGTCAACAATTTCAAAATACTCTCTTTCCGTATAGCAAAAGTATATTGAATTATTGTTTTCATCTTCTCTAATTTGACAAGAAAATGCGGGTTTTCTATTTGAATAATAAACAACAAACGTATAGCGTGGGTCTTCCGAAAACAAAGCAAAGTCGCTTTCGTCAAGCAAATCTCCGTTTCCGTTGTCATTTCCAACAAATCTATAAGCCGTACCACAAATACTTCTCCAACGGCAAATATCAATATCTACTTCTTGCTTACTTTCAGAATCCATCGTAACATTCAGTTCCGTAATCTCTTCTGATTTCTTATCGTCTGTTCCACGTAACACATACTGAATAGGCTCTGCACATATTTCAGCAGTTTTACGCTCAACAAGTTCATAAGCAAGATTTAAAACAAGTTTGTTGTTTACCTCCGGTCTATTTACCTTTTTACGGTATAAAATAGGCTGGTCTCCTCTGTAATATCTATCAAGGTAATTGATTTCTTTTGCATTCTGCGTATGAATCGAAAGTGCCTTGCTTAATTCTTCGACAATATTTAATTTTGTAATTTTGGATTTATTTGTAGAAATTACTTTTCTTCCAAAATTGCATTGATTTACTGCCGTAAACGGTCTTATGTTTTTTCCATAATACTTAAACATTAAAGCACCTCACTAACAAAACGTCATTCCACTCGATGTTGTCCTTTGTACTATTTTTTTCAACTCTGTAGTTCCAGTATCTACATGGTAAACAACTCTTTTTCTGCATTTTTTGCAATTCACAGAAATATTCATACTGGAACGTCCATCCCATACGGCTACTTTTCTTCCGCATCTTGGACAATATATCGTTTTTGGTTCCGTCATAAAAACCTCGTTTCTTGCAATAAAAAAACACCGCCTTTTTTGGCAGTGTTTTATTTTGATTTCTTCATTTTATATTATATAATAATTGCGATATGACATACTATGACATATTATCAATCTTTGTATGTTTTTCCATATAACTTTTCAAATTCCTGCAATGCTCTTCCGTGTATTCTGATTGTTTGTCTCCATGAATACGTCATTTCATCTGCAATTTTCTCAAATGTCTTTTTTTCAACATACCTAGCAAACAAAATATGATAATAAGTTTCGTTGTCAATTCCATCAATTTGCGAAACAATAAGATTCTTTTTATCTACATAGGTGTCGATTAAATCATCCAATTCCTTTTCCATCTTTTCAATTTTGCAATAGGTAGAACCCATTTTGTCAAAGTTAGGACTTGTTTTTACTCTTTCTTCATTTTTTACAGCAGAAACACTTCTTGCCAGTTCTCTAAATTGCTGTATTTCAGATAACTTATTGTTTATCATTCGGTCAAGTCTACTAATTTGCTGTAAATATGTTTTAGTATCCATAATTTCTATAACCTCCTCTAAATGGGTTTTTTGGCACTTCTATTTTTGCCATACTCCAATTTCCCTCAATGAAGTATGCTAAAGACGCAAGGCAATCCGCCGCATCCTCATGTTTGTTTTTTCCAGTAACCGTAAAACTATATAAATTTGTCATGAATTTTCTGTATTCCTGACTTCGACATCCAACATCACGGAAATAAAACTCTCTAATACTTCCAGCCTTATCCCATATCCTTTGTGCTTTTCTCATGTTTGTAGGTGCATATTCAGAACGTAGATTTATTTTTCGTCCTTTTTTCTTTAGTAATTCTTCGATTTCATCCTTATATCCCTCTCCACCTTGGTTTGCTTCAAAAAACGCACTTCCAACGTCATTATCAATAATCATGTTTGCTACTTTAGGTTTTGTTATTTTCTTTTCACTGTTGTCGAAAACAACATCGTCAATGTAAATTGAACCATCCTCGTACATATAAGCTACCGCAAATGCAAGAAAATCTTCTCCCCCTAAAGCAACGTCACAAGCAGCACATATTCTGTAAGGTTCTTCTTCCGGCAATACACCATTGTAAAATCTCATGTATTCCGGATTAAAAACTGCTCCATCACGTTCAATTGGTTCCTGCTGATACTGTGCGTACCAAGATGCCATATCATCGTTTTCTTCAAACTTTGCTCTTAATGTTCGATAATACTGCGTTGTATATCCAACACCATAATCATAATCAAAGTTGCTTTCATCGTTTTCGTCCAAAGCCGGTATCTTCAAAATGTCATATCTGATATTTTTGGCTTCTGGGTTATTCTGCAAGAAATCCAATCTATCACTATAAAGGTCGTGTAAACTCCAAATTGTACCATTATGGATTAGTTTGCACTGTTCCTTTTTACGTGACATTACATTATTGTCAAAGATAATCTGCTTTCGTTTGAGTGTGTCCGGGTTAAGCACATCTTGAATACCTTCAAGAATATCATCCAATACCATCCATCCGTAAGCGTCATATTCTCCATTAAGTCCACTTTCCAATCCTTTTCCAGAAAGTGTTTTGTACTTCTTTTTTCTCACAAGGTCTACTTTATGATTTTTTGAATCCGTATCAGCAACTTTTATTTTTGGAAATACATCGGAAAAACAATATGTTGGGTCTGTCCAGATTTCCATGACACCAGTTAAAAATGCTCCGCCTAATCCCTCTTTGTATGTCACATACAAATTGCTTTTTTCTGCGTCTTTTGCACAATGCCATGACATAGCAAGCGTTATTATCTGACTCTTACCAACCCTTGGCGCCATGTGAATAAACAATTCATCAAGTTTTCCATCTTCAAGTTCCTGCAACTTATCGACAACTTGTTTGAGTGTTTTTCTTCTAGGCTCGTAAAATCTTTCTTTCTTAGGTCTGTTTTTTTCTATGTAAAGAATGTAACTATCAAGAATGTAAGGTGCTTCATAAAGCAGTAAATCGTAATATTTATCTAAAATATCATACGACTGCTTGTTTTTTTGAGATTGTGTTTCAAGCCAATTAAAGTCAGCACCATTTGTAATTGATTTTATATACTCAAAAATCAGTTCTTTTGCTCTTGTAGAAACTTTCAATCCGTATTCACGGTCTTTTCTTCCGCAAAGTATAATTTTACTTGCTTCGCAATATGCATCTATTACACTACGGTCTATTCCATTCCGTAATATGTATTTTTCGTATTCTTTTATATTTTTCTCATCTTCAATTGTATGCATTAAAAAAGCACCTCCACACAAGCAGAGATGCTATAATAGGCATCCTGCCTATAATTTTTCTAGGTTAGCGACTAACTCCGTTTGTTAGCCGGAAATTTAATTATTTACTGTTCCACTCAAATCCAAAATCCGACCTTTTAATTTTGCATTGAGGAATACCGTCTTTCCAAAATACCAAACCCTCTATGTAATGTTCGGATAGATATTTTTTAATTCCATCAAAGGTTCGTTCTACTTCAACAATGATTCTTCCATGCGGAATAAGGTCATCATAATCTTTATTGTACGGGTTTCCATTAAAATGCTTTCCAACTGCTTCATACGTTCCATCAGTTAAAGGACTTAAACAACACTGCATTGCAGTATCATATGCTTTTCTGAACCACTTATCATCCGGTTTCTTATCATCAACTTTTACCCAACATGGAAAATGCCCTGTAATTGGGTCTGCCTTTTCCTGACATTTAATAGTTCCTTTTGGAACTGTTTTACCGTTCTTTGCGTCATATCTCTTGTAAAATTCTCCGTTGATAATCGCGCAACATGAACCATCAAATTTTACCGTTGCGACTCCATCTCCATTCAAAACCCATTCCATACCTTTTGTTACAATCGGAAGTGTTTCTACAACGCAATTGCTTATATATTTTCTTTCAAACAACGTAGGTATCTTTTTCATTTTTACTTCACTATCCTTTCCTCCGATAATCGGAAATTACTTTTCAACTAATTCATCTGCACGCCTTGTCATTTCAATTTGTGTTCCATTTTCATCTTTTGTACAAACAGAAATATATCTATTACATGAACTACGCACATCTTCTCCAAGCCATATTTCCGTTTTATCATCATCAAAACTGTAACACTCTCTCATTTTTTCAATGCAATTATTCATTTCTGTTATTTTCATAATGACACACTCCTAACAATTTATCTTAATACCTTCTGTTAAAACTTCCGTCTTTTTCTCATTTAACATTGGTACATTGTTTTCATCTGTTTTTATCCAATTTGCATCAATTACAATCATTGGTTCTTTTCCTGCATGGGCACTGAAATGTAATTCAACATCTTTACCCGGCACTTTTTTACCATCAATAAATAGCTTTGCGGTTTCTCCGTCAGATATTATCTTGATTTTTTCTTTTTCAATTGGCTCGCATCCATATACTGATTTCAAAGATTCATTATACCATTCATCTATTTCCGCTATTACAGCCGATGCACGATATGTAGGCTTACTCATTGTCTTTGTTCTTCCACACAAAACCTCTTGATAATTCTCAATGATAAATTCGCAATCTTCTCCGTTGTACTCATAATCCTTGTAGAATTTCCAAAAAGACTTTATGTTTTTTATAAATCTAAATAGCATTTTCATTTTCACTATCCTTTCCAATAAAGCAAATCAACAACGTATAAAGGATAATCATATTCGTAACTTCTTTCCACCACTTCCATTGCGTCTTTGTATGTTTTTGCAATTGCATATGGCTTTTTTGTTTCAATCGTAACAAGAACATATCTGTATTCTCCGTTTTTATCAAAATCTTTTTTTAAGTCTTTTAATGTTACTTGTTTTGATTTTCGTTTTCTTCTTTTTCTAAACATAAAACGCATAATTATCCATCACCTCTTCAATACCCTTTCTGTGATTTCTTCACTAGGCAAAACAAAATTTTCTATACCACAATCATGCAATTCTCTTAATGCTTTTACACCCAAACTCAAAATCGCATTACTTTCCGAAATCATATTTGCAGGTATTCTATTATTTTCGTTGAAACAAGGAACCAATTTCCGTGAATCAATCTTACCAACCAATCTTACATCACTCATTTTCCATAAACACCTCAAAATCTTCCATACACTTATTACATAAATCGTAGGTAATATTTAATATGCCATTTTGTGTGATTGATTTCATACACAACAGCCCTACTTTTATCTCTTTCCCACACCTGTCGCAAGTATACCATTCCTTTTCATGTTTCATAATCCACCTCAAACAATCTTGTTTAAATAATCAACACCGCTATTTCTCAATGCCTTTACAACACCATTTACCATATTAGCCATACTTTTTTCAACTTCTTTTAATTTTTCAACATCATTTCCACATTGCATAGACAAGTATCTTTTCTGCCAATCATTTGCATTTAAAACTATATGGTTGTGAACATCTTGCTGTGTAATCATCAATCCACCAACTTCCTACCACACATAGGGCAATTATTGATTTCATAATCAAAATCCATAAAACTATCTCCGGTTGCAAAATGTATATAAACACCGTGTTCATCTTTGTATATGTAATCTTTGTATTTTGTGCTTGTGTAATCTTTGGTATAAATGTTTTTGCAAAATTCACACATGCCTAATCATCCTTTCCAGTTATCAACTTGCTATGTGGTAATTTTTCAATAAAATCACAAAATATATGCCAATCTGGTAGTCTGTGATTTCTTCTCTGCTTGTAAATCGTCTTTAACTGGCGATAATTTGTTGTCATCCTCGCAGTCAACTCAAATCCAGACGGAATATTGTATAACAGTTGCAAATAATCTTCGCTGTCTTTTGTTTTCAAGTAAATCTCTTTCAATCTCTCGACTTCTGCGATAACTGCATCAGACACATAACCGTTGCACATACACTTAATATCCATTTTGCTAATACAGTGCATTGTTGACTGACTCGATACAAAGTCAATAAAGTGGTATCTTTGCAATTCCACCCACGCCTTATTGCTGAATGTCAAATCAAACTGAACAATCACTCCGTTAAGGAAATTGTCATGCCCTGTGCCTATGTCACATCTTCCAAGATTATCAATTCTATCGGTAAATTCGTCATTCACAGCATTTATATCTACTGCAAACGGATATTTGCTTGCCTTAAAACTATCTTCAATTCCAAAAACCTTGATATTTTCTATTCTTGCCATTTTACACCTCCAGTTATATTCGGTTTCTTGTGTTGGAAAGTATTATCTGGTCACTTATTACTATTCTGTCCATACTCTACTGTCAGACAACCAACACAAGCATTTTAATTATTTCAGCAAGGAATACCGAAACGCTTGCTTATCCGGTAGCGAACCGGAACATTGATGTGGTGAGGAATCGAACCTCACATGATGCCTTTGTCCATATCCTTTCGGCTCACTTTGGCATTGTACTTGTGGTTTCCTGCGTCTACCCTTTGCGCCACACATCAGCAAAGGCACCCATTCAAATGACTAATGATTATATCGCAAAACAGGAAAATTCTAGGTACCTTTGCATTGCATCATCCCCTCTATCGGGGAAATCGGCAACCGTGGATTTGAAACGATTCTTTGTGTATAGTGGGATTCTACACAACGCATTATCCATTATGCTATTGCCGTAAGTACGGATTGGCATACATGCATCTGTGTTTTAATCCGCACTGTTGCGATTCTTTTGCGTCCGGCTACTTTGGACACTGGGAACTATCGCAACGAAACCATAAACCCCACCGGACCTTGTGACGGTCCTTTAATCAGCTTTCCGCTAGTGGGTCAAGAAAGGTTCATGCAAAAGCAAAAACATGAACAAACCATATACACCGAATTGCCGGTGTTGTATTCCGATTCGCTCTCGGCTAGAACGGATATACATTGCCCCTCTTTGTGATTCACACTCCTTATCACGTTTAAGAGTTCAAGGGATATGGTAAAACTCTTAATGAGTTATAAAATATATCGCCACAATGGACGCACAAAAATTGATTATTGACATTATTCTATCACGAGGTCTTTCGCCTAACACTATGTTCAAAAACGAAACTACCACTATGAATCCAAAATAAACCACAGTAATGTATCGAATCAAAAAACTAATCATCACGACTCCTCCACTCTTCGCATCCGTGGTCGTATTCGACATAATCAGATGCATAGTCACTGTTCATATTCTCACACACAAAACCATTCTCACGGCTATATGCAGCATATTTACAATTTCCACAACACAGTTTTTCGTTATCGTCCATCCTTGAAGTCCTCCATTTCTTTTACACTCATTCCAACAATTCCTGCCGAACCATCCGAATCCGTATTCTTGAAATACTCTCCGTTCTGTGGAAACATGAAACGGAACATTGCGTAATTTGCTACGTCGCAAAGATATTCTGTGTTTCCAGTTTCTTCAAACTTCGCAAGACACTTTTTAAGACTTCCAATCGCATCCACATTTCCGGTTGCAAAATTTCTACTTGCCTTGCCGTACTTGTAATAGCTCTGACATATCAACGCTTTCCGCTTATCGTCAAACGCTTTTGAGTATTCCGTTTTCAGTAATTCATTTTCCATTCTCAAAACCCCTTTTTTATTTTTTCGGGAGTATGTGGGACTTAGTAGGCGGTTTTTTAATTCCCCAATAGAGGGGCAGGGGGTAGGCTGCTAGTTCTCCATTTTTTCGGTTCGTAAAACTACAATTATACGAACTTTAACATTTTTCCGTTGTTTATCCGTCCTTTTGTTCAATTTCAATGACTTCCTGTGCCGGATTTGTTAATTTTGGAAGCTCGCTATCGGCTAATGGTTGATTGTTTTGGTTTCCGACCTGCACCGGAGCAGTCTCAGCCATACCATAAGCCGCCTTTGCAACAAATATCAAATTGGCATTCGTGCCGGTCTGGTTATGCAAGCGGTTAAGTGTGAACGATTTGCAAATATCAAACCATTTTTTTACCGTGATGCTATGTGCGCTACTAACTCTATATAATCCATTAGCCCAGTCAGTAAATGTTGTTCTGTGTATACCTGTTAAAAAACTAAATACTTCCAGTGTTGGTAACACTTTATATTTAGCACATAAACGGACGTAAATATTAAATAAATTATCTAATAGCTCTATATCATCATTGCTAGGTTTTTGAATGTTATCCGCAACATAGAAAATCATAGATACAAAGTTATCTGCTACACTTTCAGTATCTCCATCTAGTTCGGTATCTATGTACTCATCAACTAACCTGTATATGTCGTTCTGGTATACCTCAATACCTATCTCGCTTTTGATACTATTATCTTTCACAACATCACCTCCAAACATTCAAAAATAAAAACGCCAACACAAGAAAAATAAAAAGTTATCCTCTTGCGTCAGCGTCTGCTGCCGTCTGTGTGCTACTGTTTCCAGTGCAGTATTTATTATCTGCCCTTACTATACATGATATATAACCCTATGTCAATAATAAATTTATAATATTTATTTATCGAGTTCGAGCCGTCTTTTATAAATCTGGGTACGGCGTCGGGGAATCTGCCCGACTATATATACTTATCTTTTCTAACCTTATCTAATCTATTCTATTCTATGTTACACTTTGGAAACAGATTGATTACAAGTTGTTATCAGGGCTGTATACAACATGTTTACAAGTCGATAACAAAATGACAACAAAGCGTACAAAAAAAGACGGCTAAAAAGCCGCCCTTTCTCTTTCTGGAATCACTCGCCCAAATACTGGCGATATAATTCCTCCCATGCGTCAGCGTCTAAATCACTTTCCAACGCATCCGAAGCCTCGAACGGCTCCGTTTCCTCATGGTCGAGGACGTCGGAAATGTCGACGGTGTACTGTTTGCCGTCAACCTCAACCCAGACGTTGGCGGCGTCGTTCTGAACTCCGTTTCCATCAAGTGCCTTTTTCTGAAATTCTTTAAAACTTATTTTTTTCATGTCTTTTCCTCCTTATAATTCCTCGATTTCCTCGCAGGAAACCGCTTCTTTATAGTTGTCATCGTCATCCAGTTCCCTATCTTCTGGAATGTCAAAATACATCTTTGTAATTTGGCTATTTTTTTCATCTATCATATAGCCATATAGATAACTTTTGTCCCCTAACAACTCCCAGCAATCCCCATCAGATACAAGGCGTCCAGTATATTTTTTTCCGTCGCACAAAACCGAACGAACCGGGAAGCCGTCTATATTGAATCTGTCAGCGATGGAGTTTTCCATTATTTCAAAATTCAATTTTTCAAACTCCTTTTGCAGTTCGTCAAATGTCAGGTTGTCTTTATACATACCACAACCATCATAAGAGTAACGGATTCCCTCGCTCGTCTCGTATCCGTATACGCTTAGCGGGTCCGTTCCGCAGTAAAAAATTGATGCCTTTCGGCTCAACTTGTCAACTGCTTCCTCTCCTCTTTTTTTGTCATAGATTGTAAATTTTTTCTTGTTCATAATTTTCACCTTTCCACGGTCTCCCGTGCCTTTCTTTATTTGATATATTGATTATATATCTTTGTGCCTTATATGTCAAGTGTTTTTTTGTGCCTTATTTCAAAATTTTTTCTTCCCTTTCTAACTTTTCCGCAACTGCTAATTTTATGAAATCGTTGCAACTGCTATAATTCAACGCCTTTATCCTTTCTTTTGTCCCTATTGTAAAGCGGCAATTTATGCGTTCAAACTTGCTATCATATTTTCTTACTGCTTTTCGTAGGGATTCCGTTGTCTTTTTTTCTTCCATGTGTAAAACCTCCTTTTTTTAATTGCTTCTATTATATAATAATGTGCCTTATATGTCAAGTGTTTTTTGTGCCTTATACATATTGCACAATTTTTGTGCCTTATATTTGTGTATTTTGTATATTGTTTTTGTGCCTTATATTTGATATTATAAACATAACAAATAAAAAAGGCGGCAAGCCTACCAAGCCAAAAAAGAAAGGTAAGCCAACTATAACACAGTTGGCGAAAAGGTGCAAGACATGAAAGAAGCAATAAAGAAATTAGAGGAAAAGGGTTATTACGTTTGCAACCAGTATAACGGATTCGGAACAAACGAAAACGAATTCGAGTTATACAAAGGCGAGGAAGTAGTTATTGACCACTTAAGCGAGGCGCAAGTTATCGCATTGGCGTCATTATTGTAGGAGGTGGAAAAAATGAAAATCAATAAATTATCGTGGGCGGTTGCCTACAAGATTGACAAGAAAACACAGGACGACGGAATAACGAAAGTTGTTACAGTCGCAAAGTTTAACACAGCGGAAGCCGGCGCAAACTTTATAAAAAAATGTCTGCCAGAAGAAACGAAAGAACGTTTTTTCGTGGTAGACGCCGACGCCTTGGAGGCTTGCGAGGATGCGGACAAAATAAAGTGCCTTGAACACTCCGAGGCAGCTAGATTTTTCGCATATGTCGAAAAAGAAGGGGGGTATTGATATGTTTGTATCAGTTAAAAGCCTTACGGCTCTAATCGACCAAGATATACAATTTTATATTGAGGGGGTAGCAAGCAAGGAACAGCACAGCCCGGAAGAGTTTGAAAAGTGGCATAAGTATATAAAAAACCGGCTCGTAGAACAACTTTCCAAACTGAAAAAAATAAGTTGCAATAAAAAAATGGTTGTAACTTATGAAAATAAAATAAATGAGTTATTGAAATAGCCGAAACGCTCCAGCTTCGGAGCGTCAGCCGCGGGATGGTCTCCCGGCTCTGATGATGGCAGACCAGAAAACGAAAGCGAGGTTTTGAACATGGAAAAATATATAATGGTTGCAACAAATGAGCAGATAGAAAGAAGCAAGGCGCGCAGAAAAGCCATTGAAACATTGGAGTATAACCCAATGTGCTACAACTGTAAGAGTTTTGGAAAGTCCTGCAAAGGGTCAACAAATAAAGTATATAGCGGATGCGTCTATAAAGAGGTTGACGAATCGAAACAGTCTATATATACACAGATTTTAGAACAAGTGAAATAGTCGAAACCGCCGCGCGGCGGTCTTGGGTAGGGTGGCAACCTTCCAACTGATGAGACAAGCCGAATTATGGAAAGGATGTTGATTATATGAAAACAATTAATTTGCAAGGAATGCACACACCGCAAAAAGCAATTTCGGCGTCAGAATTAAAGCCGGGAATGGTTACAGTTTGGAATTATGGATATACGGAAACAGTTAAAAGCGTAGAGCCTACAAAGAGCGGGAAAAGCGTTAAATGCGTTATCATCTCCAACGAAAGCGGGAACGAACATACTAGAACAATGCGAGCCGATAGACTTGTAGCGGTTAAAGAGGAGGAACCAAAAAATCCGATAGACAAGGCAATAGCTGAAAGAGAAAAAACAATATACGGCATCTATAGCGATATAGGCACCGCCTTAGATGACTTTACCACTTCTGAACTTGTGGAATATTATATAGAAAGATTTGGAAGCGGTGTTTTACGTGATTTCGTAGAACAGCAAATCATAGCGGCAGAAATAAGCAAAGAAAAAGAAGCAATTTAATAGCAAGGTTGGCGTTCCGGGGTTCGATTCCCCGGCTTGCTTTTCCCCTGCCGGATGTATTCCGGTTTGTTTTGGATGTAAAAAACACATAGCACCTTGACAACGCTTTATATTAGCCGTATACTGATTTTATATATCTATAGTAATAGAGTTATAGGCTCATGAGATAAAAAGGCAAAATATAAGCCTTGGAACGTCTCACAAGGGCAAGCCTTTATTTAGTGTATCTAAAATCAGCAAAGCAAAAAACAGTGCAAAAACTGTTAATATAAATCAATTTGAAAAAATTCACCATGCAACTATAAAAATTAGCAACCCCGGGGGTATCAAAAAATTTGCATTATCGGGCGAAAATTCCGAAATCGCAAAAAATCTCTCTCCAACCTTGAAAATTTGAAAGGTAGGGGGGTATCAAAATATTTTGCTTACCGGGCGTAAAAAGAAAGGAGTGTTCATCATGAACAAAAAGACAAAAGCATTAGACAAGGAAACCTACAAAGAAATCATAACCGCAATCCGCAAAGGCTTCAATTACGGCGAACACGTATTCAAGCCAAACAAACGGCTTGCTACATTACTGGTAGTGCAAGCAAACATCGGAGTTAGAATCTCTGATATACTGCACCTTACGCTTTCAGACGTGGTATACGAGAGCGGTCGCTATCATCTGGATATTATCGAGCAGAAAACCGGCAAGGGAAGAAACTTCACGGTTCCAACTGAATTATTCCAGTTCTTAAAGCAGTACACCACAGATAACGGCATTGCACCAACCGCAAGAATCTTTCCAATCAGCGAAAGAGCCGTACAGAAACAATTGAAAATCGTAGCAGATTTCTTTGAAATTGACGGAATATCAACTCACAGTTTCCGGAAATTCTATGCTACGGAAATGTATCTAAATAACGATTATGATATTGAACTGGTGCGTCACCTGCTACAGCACTCATCCAGTTCGACAACGCAAAGATATATCAGTATCAGTGAAAAACGTGTTGAGAACGCATTAAAAAACCATTTGTGTATCATCTGATTGTATGGTACACTGTAAAGGTCTAAAGCCAATATAATACGGCAACCATTTATTTCTCCCCCCCCGGTTGCCAATTAGACAAAAAAGTAGGAGCCTTTTCCATAATTTAGGCTCCTATTTCTTATTTATTTCTTATTTTTCTTCCTTGCAACTAATTCCTGCAAAGAAATCGTCATTTACTTATAAAAATCTATTACATACTTCTTCAAAAAAATCTAACTTTGCCAGTCTAATTGCTTCAGCTAAAGTAAAGTCTCCACCTATATTTTCTTTGATTTCTTTTGCATAAGGAACAAAACTTTCACATCTTATTCCTTCATTTTTTGAAACAACATAATCTTTATAAATCAGTGATAATTCTTCGTTTGTCTTATCGCTATATGGGATTTTCATTTTATATCACCTCTTTCAATCTTCCAAGTAAATCATTCTTTCTTAGTTGAAAATAAACTGAAAATCTTTATCATTTATTTCAACTGTGACAAATTCTTCATTGTTGTCAATAATATCTACAACTGCACTTTCATATTTTGCATATGCTGATGTGCATTCATATTCCTTACCCTTGGTAAAATGTTCATCTGTTTTCCTACAAATTGCTTTGTTATTCATTTATATCACCTCTTCTAATCTTTACTTCGATTTTGATTCTATTCTTTTTGCAATTTTTTTCAACTCTTTTATTTTTCAATTTCCTTTTTTACAAGTCCAATTCCTTTTATTATCGTATCAGTCCTTGATAGATTTAATTTTCCTGAACAATACTCAATATCTTGTTTCTCTTGCTTTGTTAATCTGATGTTGAGTTTTTCTGTTCTGGAAACGTCTTGTAATGGTGGCCTACCAGTTCTTGGTGACAAATTATCATCTCCTTTCTACTTATGTCCTTGCATAAATCATTATAAGTTATGTACGCACATAAGTCAACCCCTAAATGCAAAAAAATAGAGACAATATAAAATTATACTGTCTCTATCCAATAAATCTAGTTATCAAGCATTTCATTTACTCTCTGCATATTATCTCCAGTATCATACACAATCACGCATGACCTGCCAAAATAAAAAACTGCTAAGAATATAACGCAAATTAAAATAACTATCAAAAGTCTTTTCCACATATTTTCCCCTCATTCTATTTTATCAAAAACCTAAAAACAAAAATATTTAGCAAACCAATCACAATAACAACCCAATCATCAATAATGTATTTGTTCTTCCCCTGCCTTACTAAATCAATTATCGCCAGTAACATAGCAAGAACGGCAAGTATCGTAGAATATCCCGGTGTTGGAAATAATATTGATATTCCGCACATTACTGCACTGACTATTCCAAGCGGAGAATGTTTCTTTTTTACATACATGGGATTTCCACAATTTGGACATTTGTTTGCATTATCACTTATTTCTTTCCCGCACTCCGGACATTTAATCAAAGCCATGAGCAATCCCTCCTCTTTTATTTTTGATTGTATATTATCATATTTGACTATATTTGTCTATAATGCAGTTCTTAATGTTTGGAATACATTGTTTGTTATGCTAATTATTTCATCTGCGTATGTTGCCAAAAAGTCGCAAAACATTTCTTCCTGCTCCAAAGTCATATCAATTCCGTATGAAAACATTGCGCTATGGCATATCTCATGTAGCAAAACTTTGCGTAAAAAACCGCCACGCAAAATATTTGATATATAAATTGTTTGATTATTTCTATCGCACATTCCGCAAGTATAACTTCCGTCACTTCTTTGTAGCATATTGCTATACGGTGATACTGTTACTATATTCCAAACAAAACCATTCATAGTATACAATTTAACCACTCCAATCAAAAAGGGGCAATTACGCCCCTTTAATTCGTTTTTGTTAAAACTTCTGCAATAATGTTTGCATTTTTGCTTTAAGTAAATTCTTTTCTTCCGTCGAACTATCTGCAATCATTTCCGTAATGTCTTTTGATAATTCACCCATGTACTTTTCTAACTCTTTCATTTTGTACTGTTTATCTGCCGGTGTATCTGCTTTGTGCATTTCTTTTGATTCCATATAAGACATACGGCTCATTCCGCTTCTGCCCTCTCTGGAATCTCTCATCTTCATGTTTTTATCCATTCCGGTATCAGTGTAATACATGAGACCGTCTCTGTGTTTATCCATATCTCTGTACCATTCCGGGTTATGTTCCCGGTACATTTCCGGCGTCATATGGTAGTATGGTTCGTCATATCCTCTACGGTACGTTCCACGTCCTTTCGGAGCAAATCTTCCGTCAGCGTATCGGTATTTGTCATAAAATCTTCTTCCGTCTCCGTAACGCTCAAACATTTCAAGCGTTTCTTCCGATGTTGATTCATCCATTGACTTTGTCAAGGTTCTGTAGTACATTGCTTCCGACAAATCTTTCATCATGTCTACTACTTTTCCCATTTCGCAAGTATCAACATTTTCGATTCCAGATTCCATTTCGCTTTTGGCACATTCGGAAAGTTTTTCAATCATACAATGCATTCTTTTAATATCCATCTCAATCACCTCCACCGGTTGTAACAAGAGTTCCATCACCGTTTATTGCATTTAATCTGTTGTCTGGAGCGCAAGCAATTCTTCCAAGCAATTTGAAAACCCCGCTATTTGACGTGGTTTCAACTCTTGTACTGTACTTTGTTCTTGTTCTGATACTACAAGCCGTTGCCTGCGTACAATCACATTTTGTCAATGGGTAAAGCACCGCTCCAGTTCCAATCTGGATATATACCGGAGCAGAAATTGTTGTTTCTGCCGGAATGTTCTGCGCCACAACAATGCAATATTTTGAACCATCGTTATAACTTCCTTCCGGGATTTGGATAACAAGACCAGTACCGGCAGTAAAATTTACTGCCTGACTTATAATCAATTTCTTGCAAAGTCTGCATACGTTTTTACAATTACTCATAATCTACCTCCTAAAAATCAATATGGGATAAGCCATAGACCTATCCCATAGAGTAATAATCAGCCTAGTTCGGCGAGTTTTTCTTATATTTTGTTTTGGTTCTTCTGTGTATTAGCAACAACCGCAACCATTGTTAAGACCTACTCCATAAGCGGACTGGTAAGGTGAGCAAGTGATGTAAGCTGGTACGGCAGTAGGTCGCAACTGGCTTACAAGATACTGGTTCTGCTCTGACTGTGAAGCCGCCAATTTAAGGTTCTGATTTTCAGTCTGCAAAGTAGACAATTTGTCGTTTACAAGGAAGTCAAGGATGCTTCTTGTGTTTGCGTTCTGATTGTCGATAATATCTCTTGTATTGTTGCACATAGAGTTCTGGAGTGCGTTTGTCTGCGTTGAAATGTTGTAATTCACGCCCTGAATAGCTTCTCTTGTTGCACAGCAGCAGTCGGAAATCTGATGAGATACGTCATTGAATCCCTGCTGGTTCTGAAAACCAAGCGTACAGATTGAGTTATCAAGAGTTCTGAAATTGCTGTTGATTGTGTTGTTCAGCGCATAGTTACTGTCTGCCAGTCCGTATGTCTGCTGGTCGAGTTTGCTAATAAGCGTCTGCTGGTCTACTGCGGCTCTAACATCTGCCTGTGTAGCACAAGGAACGGATGCTCTGTCACCGCCGTTGCCGTAACCGCCGCCAAATCCATTACCCCATCCACCAAAAATAGCAAACAAGATAATCAAGACCCACCAGCCGTTTCCATCGCCCCAGCCGTCTTTGTTGTTTCCTGTCACTGCCGCAATATCGGCAAGACTAGGTGAATTTCCGTTAAACATTTTGTTTACCTCCATTGTTTTATTTACAAATGGGAAACTAGTTTTAAGCGCACAACCCAAAATGTACTAACGTAAATTGCATCTTTGCATAATTGATTTTCTTATTTCATCCGGTGTAGTTCCTTTTTCTTTGCAGACGTTTTCTGCAAATTCCTGTAATCCTCTTGAATCTCCATTTCTATACATCTCAATAGCATTTTTCGCCATAGGGTTACTCATAACTTCATTGTTTTTTGTAATTTCTTCTAAAAATTTCTGTGGATTTCTCATTGCTTTCATAAAACTAATTGGATTAAGCATCTGTATCACTCTCCTTTTTAGTCGTAGTCGAAGATTTAGTGTTTCTAGTTGAAGATTTAGTCGAAGTTTTAGTCAAAGACGATTCCAAGTTAGAGATTTTGTTTTCTAACTCATCGAATCTTTTCATAATTACTTCTGTGACCTCTTCTGATATGCCTATTTGACTTTTTGTGTTGTCCTGTGTCGGATTGTTAGGCTCTGTATCTAAAACTGGTTTAAAAGTCAAAATATGAGTTCTTCCATTTGCAAGCCATTGTTTTCCAAATATTTCTGTTCCGTCTGCTTTTGGAAAATAATATATATTCCCATCCATCGGAATGTCTGTTGCTTTTACAACGTCAATGCTATCAACAACTTTTCCAATAAAACTTGTCTGTTGTGATGTTGCCTGCATTTGAGAGTTCTGCATAGGCGGTTGTAAGTTCTGCTGACAATTTTGCAAAAAGTTCATTCTTTCTGCGTATGGATTTTGAACATATCCATTATTCATCGGATAAAAGTTCTGATAATTTTGCATCCGGATTCTCCTTTCTTATTTTACCAATAACATTTTCAAACACGCTAACGGCTGTAGCCTGCGTTCCAATAGGTATTTTCTGCATTTCATTTTCGCTAAAAATCATTTCAAGAATCTCGTCTTTGAACATATCAATCACTCCTTACAATTAAAACTTACACCAAAAAAAGACGGATAAACCGTCAGAAATCATTCAAAATTTATTCATATGTATTATTGGAAACAATGCTCTTTTCTTACAATCACG